AATATCCATGTTGGAGGCTCATATGGAGGAGACTTCGAGGGGACTGCACAGCGTTGGGTTGAAAACTACTTCAATCTCTCACCTGTTTGTAGAAATAGGATAACAGTTGAGAACGACGATAAGAAAAGTATGTGGAGTACCGTTCTTCTTTACGATCTTATCCATAAGAATACTTCAGCCCCTATCGTTTTCGACTACCATCATCATAAGTTTTGTGATGGTGGGCTTTCGGAAAAAGAAGCACTAGAGATGGCATTGTCTACTTGGAATAATGTACTACCTGTAGTACACTACTCGCAAAGTCGATCCGAAGAGGGGAAAGACACTAAAATAAAACCACAAGCTCATTCCGATTCTTATTGGACACCCATAAACACTTATGGGCACAACTTTGACGTTATGTTGGAGTGTAAGAAAAAAGAGCAAGGGTTATTTAAAATGAGACAACTTTTGGGAGAAATAAATTGGCACTAAAAACAATTCTAAAAATAAGTATCACTTGGGACACGGACTTGGATGATGAGGAGCTTGAGTTTCAAGATTACTCTGAAGAAGAACTTCCAAAAACAGTAGAGATGGTACTCCAAGAAGGAGCCTCTGAAGAAGACATAGATCAAGAAGCTATCCTTGAAGCACTTACAGAAGAATACGGCTTTTTAATCGAGGGAGCAAAGTTTGAGTATGTCTACGAAATCGAAGACTGAGAACCACAAAAAGAAGTGGACTTATGAAGACACTCTCGTAATTCGATATGGCGTAAAATACTTCACAATAGAAGACCTAGCTGAAAGGCTAGGTCGATCTGAAAGCTCTGTCAGATCGAAGATCAGAGACTTAGGCATATCCGTCTCTAAAGAGAGAGATGGAAATCTTCTCAAGAAAAGACCCAAAAATACTTTTTGGACAGAAGAGAGGGAAGAGTACGTCAAAGCTCAAGTCTTAAAAAGAACGATAGCTGACGTAGCGGAAGAAATAGGTAAGTCTGAGAAGAGTTTAAGTTCTAAGTTGAGAGCTATGGGCATAAAAGTCCGAGATATTCGTGGATACATCACGGACAAAAAGAAACCTAATGCTTGGACTAAAAGAGAAATACGGTATTTAAAAAACAATGCTGGAATTAAATCCTCTATAGAAATAGCTAAAAAGCTAAATCGCACTCGTCTTTCAGTGAAGCAAAAAGCCACACGATTAGGGCTTACTCTTGAGAAGAACCCTTGGAGCCAAGAACAGACGGACAAGCTCTACGAACTCCATTCAAAGGGCTTTACAGTAAGACAAATGTCTGAAGAAATCGGGCGAAGTATCGAGTCAGTACGAACAAAGATGAGAGGCTGTATGCTCGAAGTGAACTATATTTGGAGCGAAGAAGATATACAGTACCTTGTCGAACAAAGAAATAAAGGTGCGACATACTTAAGTATCGCAGAAACTCTAGGTCGTACAAAACAAGCCTGTGCTAAAAAATACAGCAAGGTCGGTATTAGTAAGGGAAAGAAAGGACAGTTCCAAAATGACAAAGAAAAGCACAAAAAAGCGTGATGTTCAAAAGAGACACTTACGAAAAAATGCAAAGAATAAAAAAAAGAGGGAAGCCTATAAATATAAAGGACAAGCTAAGGACTCTCCTGTGAAAGTTAATCCTTTACCTCTTGAGCAAGTCGTGGACTTGTCCTTTGCAACTTTTGCAGAAGGGATCAACTCTTACTTTGAAAACGAAGAAACACCTAATAAAAAGAGCTTCATCGAAAGCCAAGGAAGAGGGTTTAACTTCAATTCAGGTATGAGAGCTTACCTATCGAATGAAGGGTTGAAAATAAGCCCCCCTATTTCTTGGAGACCTAAGTCTGAGAACCCAACCGTAGGCGATTATGTTCGAGAAATATACGATCCTAGCATCGAAGAGATGCAACTAAACTGTTTTAACTTTCTCTTATGCCCTGAAGAAGATGAAGAAGGCTTTAAGCCTTTAGCTAGTTGCATTATCTCTTCGTCACCAAACCCCGTAGAAGAGGGTTCAGCTTATCTTGTATTAAGAGAAATAGAGTACGACCAAGAAAAAGACGAAATCATGATAATGAAAAAGTTCTTCGCAGGAGAAGACTATACTTCAGATTTGTCTGTTTTGAGTATGGGACTCGAACCGTTAAAGAGAGAAGAGGAAAATGTCGAGCCATAATCAGTGTATTGTTAGATATTATACTGACAGTCAGGGAGAGCGTAGGTGGAGGTGTGGGAAATACCTCATGTGCTCTGCGGTAGAATTCAGAATGACTTCTGAGAAGTGCTACCACTATAAATGCCCCGGAAGAAAGCCACCAATAAAGATATGTGCTTGGAAAGACTGCATCAACAGAGTTGCCCCCAACAAAGAAAGACATTGTTCTGAAGTTTGTAGGAAAAGAGATAACCGATGGGCTTACCGACAAAGACAAAAAGAAAAGATCGCAAAAGAGAAAGCCCTAATAAAGATATGTGCTTGGAAAGATTGTGATTTACCTGTTGCCCCCAACAAAGAAAGACATTGTTCAGAGATTTGTAGGAAAAGAGATAATCGTTGGGCTTACCGACAAAGACAAAAAGCAATGAAGGAGAAATAAGAATGGCTGACCACAAGAAAAACAAAGTAAGCATCTACCTTCCAAAAGAAATACTAGAACAGCTTAAAAATGAAAAAGAACGACTAGATCGCTCTGCCTCTTGGCTAATTCAAAGAGCTTGGAAGGTTGCTTACAAAGATATAAAGAAAATGCCTTCAATCAAAGACTCTGACACTTAGACACTATTTCTTCTATAAGGATGGGAGTAGTGAGGTGTTTGACGGCTTCTACAAAATCTGAAGTCTCAAACCGCTCAACCACTCCTGACCTTTCAATACAAACAAGGTAGTTCTGATTTTCTTTCGTTATTGAAAAGGAACTGCCTGATTTATTTCTTAAAGTAAGTGCATTAGGCATACTAATCACTTTTACTTTCAGAGAAGAAGCTATCCCGCCTCTAGGAAAAGAACCTAAAGGCAGATCGAAAAGACTTTTGATAGCTTCTATTTCTTCTGAAGTCATAGATCAGCCTTTATTGTATTCAGCAGGGCTTACAGGACTTATGTCTGGACTATTACCCTTAACCAAAGGTCTTCCACTGATCCTATATCTGTCGGAAGAAGCGTAACCCTCACCAAAGCCACTAGGTGAGATTTCTCCTGCAATTCTTACATCCTTGCCGTTTTTGAAAACACCTTGAGTAACAATGAGCATTTGTACTTCGTCACCGTAAGTGCGATCTTTTGGCGAACCTGAAAACGCAGTCTCTTTAAAGTTACGGACAAGCATAGCACGACAAGAAAGAATACCACCTTTAAGAATAGGTCGGGAATCTTCTCCAAAGGAATCGTTGAGCCAACTTAAAGGTGCTCCAGGGACATTTCCAGAAGCTCCGAATACTGCCCCACCCCCTCTGTGTATTCTGTATTTCCTTGTGCCTGTAGGATTGTCTGAAACATTGAACGCAATCCAATTCTCGACATCACCATCCCCAGCTTGAAGAAGCTCTCCTGTCGCCCCAACTATTTTTGTATAAGGAGCACCTGTTGGAGAAACACCCACAGTAGAAGGTAAGGAAGTGAGCTTAGAGCTTAAAGTCTGAAGAGACTTAGAGCCATCTCTAAGTGGGTCTTCACACAAGAAATCATGATCAGAAACAAGAACTCCAAGAGGGAGTCTTGAAGTCATACCCACTAAAGAAATATCGTTGTTTCCCACACCACCATTTGCAGGGAGAGAAGCACCTCCCGCAAAATTTACTTTTTGTGGAGTGGAGACATCTCCAAAAGTAGAAATATTTCTTCCACTATAAAGACGAGTCGCATACCAACCTTCTAGTAGTCGATTTCCAGCAACATCTGCTATGTAAACTTCAAGAGTAGAAGCGTTACCTTCTTCTCCGTTTAAGTTACTTGTGAAAATAAGTGCGATCACCTCATCACTAGGAGTAGTTTCATTTCGTACAACTTGTACTTTCTCCACAGAGACACTCAGATTTTTGAAATAATCGACTATCTCATCTACATAATCATTTAAAGTGTTCTCTGTTCCTGCACTGAAACTAAACTCGTAGACGACCCCACTCTCGGTCATTTGAATAACTAGTTTTTTCTGTTGCTCGCCTAAATTAGAGTACAACCCCAAGTAGCTCTGCTTTAAAATAAGCGAGCATTTAGATTTGCTAAGTTCTACGTTAGACTGAGTAAATAGCCCTGAGTTATTCTGAGGGATACTCTCTGCATTAGAAGAAGGTATTTGACCAATCTTGCTTGAGTACCCTACATCTACAACAGTGTTCTTGTAGAGTGACCCACCTATGGAGCCAGAACCGAAGGTGGTGTAGAAATCAAGAGACGCAAGCACCTCATACGTTCTGCGGTTAGGAATATCTATCGCAGAAGCACCTGCACTATCTAATTGATCTCTACGCTCGCTTAAGTAGTAAGAGTTGGAGGACAATACTTGTCCTTCTCTATACGGAGAGTCTGATATTTCAATATTTGAACCGCCAATCGTATAGAAGGGGTCTCCTTGGTAGACTGTTCTTCTACCACTTACATAAACTATTTCTGACTGATCTACCGCAGAAGGTACAACCATTGGGACTTGATTGAGGTGCGAAGGGTCGGCAGAAATATCTGAACCATCCCCCGCATATCTACGAGAGAGCACAAAATTATTCTTGTTGATGAAACCACGTCCAAAACCAAACACAACACATTCAACAACATAGTTAAAGTCTGAGAACTTGTTTGATGGCGTGTATGTAGGGATTAAAGAAATGTCGATAGCATGTTCTGTTAGAATATATGTATGACAGTCTTCTTCCCCTGTTAGTGCGTCTCCACCACCCTTCTGAATATAGAGTGTATATGAGTCAGCGTCTTTTCTAAGAAGGTTTTTAGCAGAAATAGTAGACTTGAAAGTTTCTCTGTCAGACTCAAAGCACGAACCATTAAAGTTTGTCGCAGAGCTGATTAGATCGTTCAACTCATAAACTCCGTAGACTCTCGCAATACCAAAGAATGGTGGAAGTTTCACACCTCTAAGAACTGTCCCAAAGTCTGTAGTGGGAAGATTGACGATCTCTGCTTTCTCAGCACCATATGCTTTAGTGTTGATATTTCCTGTAGAAATATCTGCCAAGTTTCCATATGTATGGTTTGTAGAGAAAAAGATTGGATTGATAACAGACTGTCCACCATTGTCTTGTCCACCAATAATATTAAACACGTTGTTAGCGTTATTATTTCTAGTGTCTGAGAAAAGGTGGTTAATACCTTCCATGAAGAGGTCTGTAGCACCTGTTTTTACATGGTAAGGAATATCTTGCCTTCCAAATCTAGGCATGACCTCATGGGGTACTAAATAGACCTTATTGTCTAAGAGTGGCGGATTGGGGTTTGAAGACCAACCTGCATACGCAGAGCCTGTAGCATCCACGGTAGCCAGATCGTGTCGGTAAATCTTCATAGATTGATATGAGATAGGTCTGAGAACTAAAGTCTTAGAACCTAAGTCATAGAAAGCTTCTGCTTCCTTATCTATTTCCCCATTAACGATATTTCCACCGTAGTTTGCACTTCCACCTTCACCTGAAATCATTCCTTCAGAAGATAAACGACTCCATGTAGAAATATGGTTTTCCGTTGGGAGATATATTTCGTTCTCAGGATAAAAATTAAATGCGGTGTCCTGATCTAAACCTGCTGGAGCGTTTCGGACAAAACTCTGAGAAATATTTTTTATGCCCACCCTAGAAATAGAGTCTAAAGTTCGAGACATAGCCCCATGTGCAGGAGGCCACAGTACAGAAGTAGACAGAACCATATCCACTTCTCTGTCGGCACTGTCGGGGAAGTTGTGGTTGGTGTCAACATCCTCAACAGAAGTAAACACAATACAACTATCGTTGTCTCTTGAGTCTAATCTCTGAGTTCTCATCTCTAAAGAAAGAGTAGCAGTACTGTTTGCGAAGTCTGCGTTTGAAGAGCCTACTCTCTTCAGAAATAAGCAGAAAGGTAAATCCACATCCGCCATCGGTGCGTCTAAAGAAGAATTGATAGGCGTAATATCAGAGGCTCCGATAATCTTAAAACACCCGTTGTTCGTCTCTTGGTCATCGTCGCCGTATGCTACAAGATAAGCTTGTGAATAAAAACCCGAAGGATATTTACCTTCATCTGTAATAAGTCGGCTTAACGTAGTTGACCCATTTAGCACCAAGTTGTCTTTGACGTTTGTATAATTAGTGTTGGTTTTAATAACCCAAATTTTCTCCCCATTAAATGTACTATTGAAAATCTGAGTACCCAACACAGCAGAGGTGGTGTTAGGGAGAAAAGAACCACCTAAAACGATGAAGGGTTCTTCAAAGTCGCTTTCTTTTGTTGGAGAGGTATAAAGACCTTGGTCTCCAGCCTCAGTCTCTGCATTAGGTCTGTTATAATCAGGGAAGAAAATCTTAAAAGGATTAAATCTTCCTTCCATTTCTCTAGGAGAGACAAAACGAACCGTAGACTGATTTTGGTTAATTCCGTATCTTAGTCCACCTGTCCCACTCTCTCCACCGATCTTAAAGAATAAACATGTGCCGTTTGTTCTTCCTGTTGTAAAAAAACCTCTAGGCTGAAAATCTGCACCGATTGTCCAAGTGAGCTTTCTATTTACGTCAAGACCCTGTGCATCTAGGGGGTTACTGTTTGATAGATCAATTAAACAGGTGATGTCACTCTGAAAAGCAGAGGCATCAGACCAAACAGTACGGACGGCATTTGCTTGGTCTCGGACAGTACAATAAGTAAAGGTGTTGTCTGTAGAGAAAACGGAAACTTCTTCTATGACTGTACCCTTGGAGAAACTGCCTGTACCTGCTTGCTTCATTGTCGTTCTAAGATTGTTAGTAAGAAGATCAGAAACAGCATTGTTTAAGAGTTGAGTATAGTCCCAACTACCTATATTTACAGCATGACGCAGATCAAGAAGATCATCTTGATGTACTTGATCTGCGTATAAGTTGTCTGAACGCTCTATAAATCTCTTAACGGAAGTGCCTGCTTGGTGGGGCTTGGCTTGTGTACCGCCATGTCCTCTTGACACGATAGAAATAGTCGAGTTTGCGGTAGAAATACCGTCTAGCTTTACTATTTCTTCTTGTAGCCCTTCTCCGATTTTTGCAAAGAGAGTGTCTCCGCCTTCAAAGAAAAGTACGTCGTCAAAACCTGAGCCGATTAAATTCTGAACTTGGATATTCCCAATGTCAGAAGCACCTAATGTGTTCAAAAGAGTTATGTTTTGTAATAAGCCTTTTGTCCCACTTGGAGTTCTTGTAACAGAACCGTTATGGCTAGGGTGAAGACTATTTAACTCTACCGCTGTATATCCTCCACTATTTCTACGGAAGACAGCACAAACAGGTATGGAATACACATATCCGTCTACAGACCCTAAATCTGTTTTACTCTGAGCATCTCCCGAACCTGCTCTCCACAACCCTACATCCCCAAGCTCTTCTCCCATATTAGAGAAGGTGTACCCCATAACAGGAAGATTAGAAGCCCCTTGTGCATAAAGATCAGAGGCTCCGAGTCCTTCTAGGTATTCTTCTATTGAGTTATTTCCTTCTGTAACTCTGAGTCTGTATTGTACTTGCACTCGCTTGGTTGTCTCAAAACCTACGTTTGCATCTACCATTTCGTCTGCTAAAGAAGAATGTGTATATTGAACATTCCCATATGGATAAATAGCATTTTCTTCTGGCTTATTTGTACTATCATTAGGAGAGACAACCGCTCTCCAAACCTCAAGAAATACTACATCTGTCCTTGCTTCTGTAGTCGGAGGGGGTGGCAGTGTGATGACATTCTTAACTCCGTCTGAAGAGTTACACCCAATAACAGGAACTACCCAACCATTTACGAGAGCTACAAGAGGGTTGTCTAACCCTCTGTTGATCTCAAAATAATTCGAGGATTCTTCATAGAAGAAGAAGTCTTCTTGTGCTCTTAAAGGGTCTAAAAGAAATCCACTATGTGTCGTATTTCTTAGATGCTCTGCTTGGTTTTCCCAATTTACCTGACCAACTAAGTTCAATTCACTATCGAGTGGAGGCTTACCTGCCTGCCAAACTACATTGGAGAAGTTATATTTAAGAGTCTCTAATACATTAGATACATTATTTCCGTAGTTCTCAGCCATTTTACATATTCTCCTTAAAACATAAGGGCATACGAGAGAAAGAAGATGTCTTCAGAAGAGTGATTCACAAAAGCGATTCTTATATTTTCTGCTCTTTCTTCAAAACTTACGGGAGTAAGCCTCTTTGCTAATTCGTATGTGTTGCCGTCATTGTTAGAAATATAAACTGAGTATTGAGAATCTTCTTCTGCTTCGACATATTTCATTCGAGAAGGGTTGTTTTCTTTGCCAAGAAAACTCACAGAAGGTTCGGGAGAAAGCGGTGACTGATCGTGTGTTACTATTTTTCTTACCGCTCTCCAATAAAGAAGAAAGGTTTCTCTTCCCAATCCGTCGTCGGTCTGTGCAGAAATGTTTATACTCTGAGTTACTGCAACACCTTTCCAAGAGGTGCTCGTATTCACGGGTAACACTGCAAAAGAGTTAGGTGTCTCCCCTATCTTATATCTTGAAGCTGTCTGCCCTGTGGAGAATGGGAAATTCTGAGAACTGTCTAAAAAGGCATAGTTGTGAATGATAGGGTTATAGATAACGTGGTCGTAGGAAGGATACTGCTTTAAAAACTGAGGCTCCACCTCTCTCGACACTATTTCCAATGGCGTCCCATCAAGCCTATCTACTCTGATACAGTCGGGAAAATCCACAACGTATTTCCCATTCATCTCAATGTTTTCGTTTAAGTGTCGAGTAGTCTGAACAGGTTTATTGTCAGACCTAGTAAAAATAATCATTAATCTTCTCCCATAGTGTTCACGTCTTGAGTCCACGCAGTACCATCTGCGGTTTCTACTTCAAATGAACATTTTACTGAAGAAATCCAAGTTCCATTGTTGGTATCTGTGTTTTTATGTGACCAAGGCACAGTTGCTTCTAAGAATACTCTCGCACCTGGCGGTAGCATTGAACCACTTTGGGCTGGAATTCCATACGCTCTCAAAATATTATCTAGCCAATTACCTACCTTAAATCTTCGGTCTTTAGGTTCTGTACCTGTATTTGTCTCTAAGGTTCTCCCATACCTTCCGAAATCCCAATGATCTACATTGGCGAAATCTTTGTAAAAATAACCTGCGAATCTGTTCTCCCCACCTGTAATAGATGGCATATTTATATATCCTGTTGGAGCTTTGAAGCTATCTCCCACAGGAGTCAAAGCCACTGTAAATGAGTTGTGAGAAGAGCTTGTTTTTGTGTTCGCAGGTGTTATGCCATCTACTCCGTTAGTGGAGTAGTTATCAATTCTGTTAGAGGATGAATTTAAAGACGATGCACCACCATGTGCAATCGTAATACCTGTGGTAGCCGGTGCATGTATTGCAAGTGGTGAGGGGACAAAAGATGCAAAAGGATCAAACAATCGAGTGTCTGGAATCAGTCCCGAGGTGAAGGAAGAGGTTACTCCACCCCCCATCCTAGAGCTTCTAGGCATTGAAGAAGCTAGGACACCTGCTGAACGTATATCTGAGAAAGTCATGTAAGAGGAATTGGTGATACCCTTATTGGTTTTAGTATTCGATTCGAGTATGTCGCCCTGGGTGCGAGGGGTGTAGAAATCTTCATTAGAGCTTGAATAGAAATTCTGAGAACCCCAAACCACAGGAGTTATAGAATTAATCTCCATCTCTAGTCTCGTACCTTGACCTCCAAAAGGATACAAAAATTCACTATCAGAAAATTGCGTATAATGCACATTCTTATCGTAAAGATATGCGTTCGTATCCATTGGTGTTGTGCCGAGTCCTCTGTACCAATCTCCTATAGACCAGTCTGAATGGTAGAGGTGCTTATTCTGATTGAGTGAGAAAGGAATAGGGGAGGAAGAGTTTACATCCTTAAATCGAGCAGGACCTACGTTTACAAACCTCTCCATAATATTGGGCATCATGTCCCCCGCTTCTCTATTTATATAGAGAGGAACTACGATTGTACCTCCGAAGTACTGAGACTGATTTGTTGGGATATGGTTTGAGTAATCATCATGCTTTACCCTCTTATCTTCAGAATTGTTTGAATGGCTGTATGCCCCTGTGGGTAGTCTGCCTCCAAATGTACTTCCGTTAGAGCCACCTATACTACTAAACTCATAGTCTTCTCCGATGAAATCTTTCCAGTCTTGGTTATATCTCACCCCGACATCTAATTGTGAGGTATATCCAAATTCAAAATCTTCCTGAGAAGATGCAACTGAACCGGGTAATTCGACTACAAGATTAAAAGTAATAGATCGGTTTGTTGCTTTTTTGTTAAGAGACCTAAACATAGATTCAGACAATTCACCAACGCCATCACTTAATGTTTTAATGGTTTTTTTGACCTCAGTATTTCCTAATACTGTGTCATTTAAGTTAGTCCCTCCTGTATTCTCTATATACTCTTCATGGTCTTTGTTAAATGGTGATCCTGGTAAAGGAGATGCGTCACCATCCAACCCAAAATTCACCCAAATTCTATTAAGCCTTGATCCTCTTGGAGCCTTCCCTGCGTAAGGGGTGTTCAAACCACTACCTGCTGAAACAGACTGTGTAAATGCTTCTGTTAGATCAATTCTTAAAGTAGGTGGGGGTGTGGTTGGAGAAATAGGGGTTTTCCTCTTGGCGTAGCCGTCAATATCAGACTGAGCATAAGAATAAAGAGGCGTCTGAATCTGCCACCACTCTCCAGCCGGACACCAAGTATATATTGCACTCGAAGGGAAATAGCTATTTATCGTATAAAGCTCTTGTGACCCATCCTCAGCGTTCCCTTGTTCTATTTTGTAAAGGTCTGCACTGTTGTTATACTCACCAAAAACATTTACAGGCAAGTCTTGTGGGTTTCCTTCTGTGGATTCCGCTACTGTAGGAGAAATAAAGTATTGGTCATGCGTTTGCATGGCGTTTTCTCTACCAAGCAACAACCAAGGTCGAGAAACATCCATAAGAATCTTCTCACCCCAATGATAGTCTTTACCGTACTCGTCTACGTTCAATCCATTAGTTGACAAAGAAACAGAAATGCCCGTAGTTGAAGGGTCTGATACATAATATTCCCCGTCATGATTACTAAGTGAGAAGTCCCCGCTTGGGTTTGAGAAACTACCTACACCTGTAAGAGAAAGAGCACCATCTGTCTCAATCGCTAAGGGGTTCGCAGGGATTACCATAGGTGCAGTACCATGCTGACCTCTCGCTAAGACTATTGAAGAGTTAGCACTGCTCGGATTGATCGTAACAATTCTTTCTCTCGCAATAGGCTGTAGAGCGTACATGATTGGATAGTTCAAAGAACCCGTATCTGGCAGGTTTTGTGTCACTGAGTCTGGCCAATTTCCTCCTACAGAAAGGGGAGAATAAGATATTTCTAGCCCTTTCTTAGTAAACCCTTTTCGGCTTCTGCAAAGAATATCTTCCACCGCATAGGACTCACAGTCCCCCCCAACGAGTATATCTCCTGTAGTCGGACATCTGTTTATTCTGAAGATGTCTGTAGAGAGATCAAGCTGTTCTCCGTTAAGAATGTCTGCTTCGTTCTGATAACCTGAAGTCCAACCAAAAGGATTTACAAGCGTACTCTCAGTTGCACCTGTTTGACGATTTCGGTGAGAATTTAACGCATTTTTCTGAGAGAAGGTTGGGGTTCCAAAGCGATACGGTCTTTGCTTTGTAAGATGCAGATATGAACCTACATTTTCTTCTAAGAGAGGACTTGAGAAGACCCACCTTATACCTCCAGTAGCTGAGTCTGAAGACCTCGACCCATCATTAAGAGTATATATGTCCGTAGCAAAGTCTGCTGACGTACTATTTCTCACAACGTACTTTGAAGTCGGTGCTGTGAGTACGTTAGGGAAATAACTGTTCTTGTCTAAATGAGAAACACACACATTAGTGTTGACGCCTCTACGGTAATATAGCCCTTTATATAAAATAAAGTTCTGCTCAAACTGAGCACCAAAAGTATCTATGGTTTCTAAGTCGGGGAAATTCACACTTGAGAAATCATCTCCGAAATAACCTTGATTATTGAAAAGAAGGTCTACATTTAAGAATGTACCTCGACCAAGAACAGTCTCAATTTGGTCTTTCGTCAAAACACTTGTATCAATGGTACAAGAAACACCACAATTAACCCTAGAGCCTGTTTCTGCGGTGGTGATATTCGTCGGAATGGTGTACTTAGAGTAACCGTCGTAATAGGAAGTTTTCGGCTCCCACTTTAAGAACTGAACATCATAGTTATCTGCCCAAGCACTTAATCCTATGTCGTGGAAATACTTACCTAATACTCTACCATTGTAGACAGGGTTGGCTCTTAAAGCCGTTACAAGTCCAAAAACACCTAAGCCTTTACTCAGGTCATTAAATAAACTCAAAGAACTAGAGTCAAGACACCAGCCCATCCATTTTAGATTTTTGTCATCATCTAAGTATTGGAGAGCCATCCAAATATTGGTGTGATGTTCAGAGTCATATCTGACTCCTGAGTACTCTCCAAAATAGATGCTCCTTGCATGGGAGTTATAAGATGAATCCGTTATGAAGGAGTCTCCAAGATGAGAGTCTATATTGTATTGGTTATTTCCGCTAAGGATGTTTTTTCCATTTGAGTTAGCGTCCACAGTCATCTCTAAGATTGGAGATTGTGGTCGCATAGGTAAAATCTTATCATCCTCTACATCAGGATTACTTAGGTATTCACCAGACCTCTTAATCTTTCTAACAACTGCAACCTCAAAGGTTTCAGAACTACCTGTCATTGTAGGATTGATAACATAATTTGAGATCACATCTGTGACAACCCACCAACCCACATAGCCGTACTCATATGTCCCACAAATATAGATTTTCTTCCCTATATCTGTTTTTAAGAAAGAATAGTTCGCATCAAAAAGAACTGCATCCGCATTCTTAATGTATCCTTGGTAACTAGTGCTTGGGTCATATGGCACACAAAGACCACCTCTTACCGAGCGATAACCAAGAACAGGAACAAACTCGACATTAGGTACAACTCTGAACTTATGACCTAACAAAGGTCTACGAACATAACCATTGTCTACAATGTCTCCAAAACCATTCTTCCTTTGAGTAGTAGGATAAGAGTCTTCATTTAAATACCCATACATAGATCGCTCATAGTTGAAGTGACTTGAAAGATCAGTAAGAATCTCAGGAGAAGAATGTCCGTTACTAGAAATAATAGACCCAAAATTAGCATTACGAATTAAAGGGCTTCCGTATATTTCTTCCATCTCAGGCGTATGTTGAGTTTGATCAAGAAGGTGCATACCATGCTCGTAGTGAACATAGTCACCCACTTGAGAAGTTGGCTTCATATGAGAGTGCCAACCTCTGTATCTTCCTATTTCTCCTACTGTGTAAAAAGTCCCTGTCGTCACATCTTCTAAAACCATGCCGTCAAGAAGACGCACTTGTAGGTTTGAATTAACTCTTTCTGAACCTTCTTCATACACTTCACTATTAACATCTGAATCAGGCACTTCAAACACACGGTCGAAAACCTCATTATTATCTGCAAAAGGAGTAATACCTGTATTAGTACCATAACAGAGATCGTTCAGTTGTGTATAGCTCCCTAATATTCTTACATACGAATATTTAAGAGCAGCTTTGCCAGATAATACAGGGGCAAAATTGTTCGCAGTCCAATTAATCGAATGTAAAATCTCTTCAAAATTGGAGATTGAACCATTAGGGGCGTAGAACCACGCACGACCAGAGTAGTCTAAGAATTTATGTTCTACAGAAGTGGCGAGAGAGCCGAGGTTATGGTTATGAGGGCTTATATATTCCCAATAGTCGAGAGCATTAGCCCCCGACACTAGAGCATTAGATGTATTTTCAGGGGGTAATGTAAGAGTTACACTACTCTTCGTACTAAGTAATAGACCGTGTGCGGAATAGATATTCCACCCTGTATTCTGATTAGCTGAAAGAGGATTGTCATTTCGACCTTTCACTTCCACAAAAACGTGTTGGATACCATCCGGAACATAGAAAGAGAAGTTTGGCTCTATTGTTCTTGAAACATCACTTGTATGCGAACCATACACATCTCTCCCAATTACAGAAGACTGCGTGTTATTCCCTGTATTTACATATTGATACTCAGGTTTATCTCCTGTTCTACGCTCTATCGGAAGAGGTTGAAAAGCATCCTCAATCAAATCTAACTCAATATATACGACTTTGCCTCGATAAACATAAAACAAAGAGAAATACTGATCGAAATAATAAGGTCTGCCACTTGGAGCATTCGTAAAGTTAAAAGATCCACCTGAGAATTTCAAGAGAGCAAGATAACCATAAAGCTTATTGCTCTTTGGAGTTAAGATTTCTTTACGACCACCCCACTCATCAGAACCATTTGATCTTGAATGGTGGTATGCTTGAGATAAGATTCCTGGATCGTATTCGATTGGGTCACTCTGAGAATTATTTCCTTTAGGGGCAAAAAGAAGCTGTTTCTCATTTTCTGTGGTGGGGAATCCAGGTCTTCCATAAACTCCATGTTCTTGAAGTACATTTCCTATAGAAATAGCGTGAGTACCCCCATAGTTTAACCTAGTCGGACCATTATAGAACTCGTATAGCGGTAAGTCGGTAGGTGTATTCCCTATTCTTATTTTAGCTCCCTCGCTGTTTTCGAGGACTCTACCACCTAGAGTTGGCGGTCCTTTTGGAAGAAGCAAGCACTCTCCAAATGCAGGTATTTCTAGCCCCTTAATACCACGGTCAGACTTTGCTCCTTTACTGTGAGAAACAACAACGTCAGAACCTGTAGCGTCTTGAGGTCTGAAAGCTCTCTCGTAAACCAATCCGCCACTACTCTTAACTCTAACCCCCACGTTAGTCCAAGGAAATAAAGTGTCGTTTGGAAGAGGAGGGGCTGGAATATTTCTAAACAAGTTAGACTCTATGTAATTATAAAAATTACCATTTCCTAAATCTAATTTCCTGAAATAGTTTCCGATTTCTGAGTCTAAGAAGAAATCTATATACTCTGAGAAACTCCCATCAGTAAGGAAGTCATTTTTATTTTGGTGGGTGACTCTCATCTGATTAGAGAGGCTTGCATAACTAATCGTCAAAGACTGTTGGTTTCTTACAGTAGAAGCAGACGCTTCGTTCTCATTTATTCTAGCAAAGGAACCTTCAGCGGAACGAGAGTCTTCAATAACTATATCTGAGTTATATCCTGCGACAACCACGTCCCCATAGAATTCAGTTCGATTAAATCTTGAGGGGAGTGAAACAGCGTCCCCATCTCTGACATCATCTCTAGGGTCTGCATAAGGGAAAGAATAAAGTAAAAGAGCACCTAGTGAGTCTGTGCTTCCTTTTTGTGGGTGGACTCTTACTGCATTTCCACTCACGACACCCAATCCACCATCAAGGACAATGCCAAGACCCATTCTCTCAGGGTATCCTAGAGAAACAAAACCAGACTCTCCACTTTCAAATCTTCTTTTGGTGGTAATTGCGTAAGACTCGTCAAGCCTGTCTGATCTTTCTGAAGAATAAACTACAAGACGTGCAGGTGTGTTTCCAACTACTTCAACGAGATCAGAGATAGGAGTTTGAGTCCTTATTTCTTCTCCTCCTGCATCACCTTGGAAGAAGTCGTATGAAGCCTCATCTTCAAGACAAACAAATGCGACTGAGCTTGTCTTACCTCTCATGTCCATATTACGATGTACACCTAAGAGTCGCATCGTAAAGTTTTTAGGGTCATAAGAAAGAGGTGAGAGATTATTGGGGGTGGTCAGCTCTGTGGGGGTGTCAGAAGGACTGTCTGATGTCGCTAGAGGAATTAACTCAGCAGGTAGAGATTGCTTGCCGAGTGCTCTTGGGCTGATCTCTATACCCTGTAAGTCTGAAGAAGAAGAAGTTGGTGAACCTCCGCTATTCTCAACGTCAAAAACGTATACCTGCTGAAAATTTGTACCAGCAGCGTTACCTGCGTGGTGTAAAATTCTCCACTTATAAGAATTAGTTAAGTTGTCGTAAGTATCTCTAATCTTATTCTGTGGAGGAGTGATCTGATCTACACGGGTTATACGACTATTGTTTGATTCGTTGGGTATTTCTGAAAGGTATCTGTTAGATTCTACTCTGACAGTAACATTCGCCACGATAGCTGAAAGACTATTTCTGACTTTTGAGTTATAGTCAGAAATATAGCCGTGTAATGTATTTTCACTTCCGAACTTAGATTCTTGAGAGGAAGCATCTATGGGAGAAATAACAGGAACGTCTATGATCTTGTAATAGCCGTCAGACTGATCAAGACCTTTACTTTCCAAGTAAAGATAACTACCTCTCAATGCAGGTAGAGTCATGGTATTAAAGTCTGAAACTGAAGACTGACCTATTTCAAATAATGTTTCACCCGTCTTGGAAGCAGACCGATCATTGTTTTCACCAATAAAGGGGTTTAACTTTCCTTGGTCTTCCATTTGATCAACTAGGTTTTGACCTAAACTTGCAGAAATACCCTTCAAATCTGCGATTGTAAGTCCTAAAGAGACTGTAGCAGTTCTTCTTACAGAAGCATTAGCTCCATTGACGCCACCAAAAGTGTTGTTGTAGCCAAACAGACCTACGCCAGCAGGCATATGTGCTCCTGCACCTCTTTGCTGACTGTTTCTTCCGTTTTGTGAGAAATAGCCAATGGAGCCTGTGGTAGAAGGCTCCCAGTCTTTCCAATATTCGTTAATAGATTCAGTTACTCTACTGTTTCCGATTAAATAGTCTGTGGTGGTGGCAGGAGCATTGTCTGAATGTACAATAAACGCTGTGTATCTATCTGTCCCAAAAGGACGAGCATTCTTAACATAGAGTTGTATGTCCCCCGAAACACGAAGACCCGCAGTTCCTCCGAACACAGCACCTTTGTAATTCGATTTCTTTGTGCTGTCGCTAGAAAGATGACCTAGCGTACCCACATTGTCTGAACCTGAACCTGAAGGAAGACTTACAAAAGGAAATACACCATGATCCAAGAAAGTCTCGAAGACTCTGTAGCTTTTTTTCTCATAATTGCTGTAGGTAGGGTCTACTTCTATATATTGACCCGAAGTGTGTCCTCCTGTGATAGAGGCAAAAGAAATACCTGTCTGAGATAAAGGGAGTCCTGTAAATAAACCTACTCGACCTCCAGATATAAGAGTGGCAGATTGAGAGCCAAATGTACCAAACCCACCATCTACCGCTGAAGAACTTCTCTCAGTGTTGTTAGGTGAGGCATAATCTGCGACAGACTGTGTGTTCAGCAGACTTTTAATGTTCCCTTCATTCCAAAGGACATTATTCCCAACTACAAGAGATGCGGATTTATATGTGAAGTTAAGATAGTTTGGTCTAAATTTCCCATCTTCGAGGACAATCTCAGAAACAGAAGGTCTGAAGCTAGGCTTGATCTGACTGAAACCTCCAAATTGACTCCCCACTGCTTGCATTAAAACTCTTAAAGAAATCTTCGTGTTCTCTGAATAAACACTTTCATTTACAACACTTATTATCGTTGCTTTATGGTGGGAAGGTTGGGAGTCAGAGCCTGCTATGTAGAACAGGTCTCCTTTTTGGAGAACACTTCTGTCGATAAGAGGGGTGATAAATTTAGAGGAGTCAATCTTAGCAACATAGTCTTCATGTCCAAGATTGTTATCATTGTCACCTAAATAACTTCCGTAAAAATAACTTCTCTCTTTTGGAGTCGCAGAGAAAGTTGCATGTATTTCGACATAACCGCCCACAGAAGGGTCTTGGTTGTAGGGAGTAGCACCATCATAAATCAGCTTAGAGAAATAATCTCTCGACACCCAAGCGTAATTTCTGAAATCGGGAGTTTCATAAGAGCTTCCTTCAAAAGCAAAGCTCTGATTGTCGAGCCAGCTGTTCTGTATTGCAAAATCTGAACTTTCTGACGCTTTATCTGGTAGTCCTGATGTTAGGTATGTGCTGTCATAAGATAGTGTAAGATTGCTTCTTATAGGGTAGTAGGCAGGTCTGCCTGTAGGGTCATCTACAAAACCAACCTCAAAATCACAACGACCATCATAAGTGGTGTTTTGTGCTTTTATTCTGAAAGATTCACCAAGAAGCCTACCTAAAGGAAGAATACCTTCACTAGGGAAACCTAAAGCAAGGTTTCCTGTCTGTCCCATTACTGTGGGATTTCCTGTAGCCGTAGTGTTATCTGCAAGAGTTTCTTCTCTATGGTAGTAGCCAATACGGTTGAACTTGGTAAGCCCATCTTTAAAGATGTACCACATGAAAGATTGATCTATCTCACCGATAGAGGCAATGACATTTATGAGTCTATTCTCTTGGAGAATAGACTGCTCTTTCATCTCATCAAGTGTACCATTTAAGCTCTTGCTTGCACCTCTACCCGTACAAATAAGTGCTAAAGTATGTGAAGCATAGTTTGTAAGACTAAACTCTGAAAACTTTGGGTGACGTACATCTGAAGGAGAGACCCAAAGAATCTGACGCTCACCATACTGATCCCCTGCCGTACCTTTAATGCTGGCATCTAGTCCACCATTTGACGTATAATTTGTACCATCCCAATCTTGACCTTGGCTGTCATAGAAACCAGCACGATCTAAGAGTCGTGCGGAGTGTCCAAAATAAAGGTCTTTGTTTAGCTTTTCTGCGATATACTCAAGCATGGACACAACGTCCACATAATCGTCTGTGTCAAAGCTTATTGCTTCATTGTTTACAACTAAGCTGACCCAACGATCTTCTAAGCCCGGCTCGGTGCTCTCTAAGGAAAGTAAATATCTTGATGCAGGTAGGGTATAAGTGCCTCCTAATTGAGCATGAATCTCTGCCGAGATTTCATAAATCTGAGCTGTTTCTACAAGTGCATATGCAGGATAGATACAGGCGTTTCTGCCTGTAATCGAAACATGTCCATCATTAACATCACTTGCGTCGTAAGAAATGGCAGGCTGTTTTTCTGAAGGAAGTGCAGACTTCAGGAAATCCCCAACCTCTTCAGAACCTACTACCTCTACATGAAGTTCGGACTTGTACCATTCAGATGCAAAAGGGTTGTGGCAATCAGGGATATAATCTAAACCAAAAACAATCCTATTGTTTGGAGGTATAGATAGGGTTTCTTTTGTGATTATGGTTACAGCTTCTGTGTTAAGATAATAACCTCTCAAATCTTCGTGGTTTCCGAAACCATCTTCAGTCGTAAAAGTAAAACTACATCCCGGCTCATTAAAAGATGTCGAAGAAGAAATCTTCAAAGACTGAGAATACGGAGCAATAGTTAAATCGGAATTATCAAACTCAACGACATTGGAAGCTACAAGGTCTCCTCTAGTTACAGAGAGATTTACATTGTAGTCTCCGGATATTTCCCATTTATTCTCTGAACTATCATAGAGAATAGAAGACTCTTCAGTAGATAAGCCACTTACTTCAAGAGTCTGATTCCCACGCTCATCTAAAGAAATAAGACCATGTGCAAAAGTAACTTCTTCCGTTCGGAGGCTTAATCCCGCATATATAGATTCTCTGAATGAAACAGAGGGGTTTCTTACAAACTCGATGTGAAGGGGATTTGAAAGACCATAAGTCCCCATCGAATCTCCAATTTGTGTCGTGGAAGATATTTTAAGAACTACTCCTTCAAGATGTGAAGTTACTAAGTTGTAGGTAGCAGTAACATACTCCACATTTTCAGTACCAAACTGACTTAAATCTTTTCGGAACTCGATTGCACCTGTACTTGGTATCTCACCCAAAGAAATACCTGGTAAATAAACCGAAGAAGGGAAATCTGGGATTTCTGACAGCGTTTTGCCAAAGGTTGCTGTGTCTCCGCTTAGGATATTCTTAATAGTAGGTGTCTTAAACGCACCCTTTACGATCCCCTCTTCTTTCGCTGTAAATCTATTTCCGAAGGAAGCATTTTGACTTAGGGGAACACAAGAAATAAATAAGACCGGACTACCTGTTGGGTTTTGTGCATGGTTTAAATACTTATCTTCTTGTACAACCTCTTCGTGGAAATAGATTGTAGCACCTTCATAGTCTATTTCGTATAAGTTTGAGTCTACAGGGCTGTTGAAATCCGCAACAAGATTGGAACCTTGCAATTTGGGGTTATAGATAACGGCTTTAAACCCAAGATCAAGAAGATTAGAAATCTCACCCTCTCCCCAAGTACAGTCATTTGCTCTCATCATCGTAGGTCTTACGTTAGAAGAACGATCTGAGTGTAGTGGAGAAATAAGAGACTTTATTCTTGTAGAATCAATTTCGTGTGGCTGTGGGTTGCTCTTACTAAGTAAGTCTGAAACGCTCTCATGGACTGTAAATTTTATATCATATTGTGAATCCGCAGAAGCAATATCCCAACTGATATTTCCTGAAATGTGGTTTTGTGTCGTCACACCTTTCAAGGTCAATTCGAGAGGAGAGCGTCCCGACGCTGAACCACCCGACAACTGAATATCTGTAATTTCAAAGTAACCTAGATAACGATTTGAAGCTTCCTCTTCAATAGATACAACTCTAATTACATAACCAACTTTAAATAGAGTCCCTAAGAGTTGCTGAGTTTCTAGTCCCGTTTTTCCGTCTAAAATATTTGACCCTTTTGAAAATTCATCGTCTACATAAATCTTAAAAGTAGAGACAGCAGGAGTTGAAACATTAAGGATGATCCCATTAAATATTTCTACACCTTCATATTGTAAGGGGCTTAGTACAGGAAGATTTGATCTATTTCCGTAGGTTTCTACACTACCTGACTTGCCAAGACCGTCAAAAGAACCATCAAGCCACGCCTCGAAAGGTGGCTCAATGTCTAATGAAAGCGATTTTTCAGGTGGCATGACAAAGAAAGTCTGGCGATTACTTGAAGGGACACAGAACATGCGTGAAGCTACTTTTCGTACAAAAGTAACCCCCGCTATTGTGTTATCCGTCGAATAATCTAAAACGTCAGAAATAGGAGTGTCGCTAGATATTTTTACGCTATAGTCCAATACACCATTTTCAGCTACTTTAAAAATGTGATAGGGGGTTCTTTCACGATCACCATCCAAATAATCAAGGTCTCTACCGAAACTGCGGAGAATAACATAAAGACCTTCATCGTCTGAGATGTTAGAGTAGGGGTATGCTAGATTACTATTATCATTAATCCCATAGAGACTAGGGATTGTGCCACTACCTGCATCCCAAAGGATTAAATACTCACCATCTGAGTATCTTGCGATCTGCCAAGTCCAATCCACAAGAGGGGACTTAAGAGTAGGCCCTATCACTTCAAAAGAAATAGGAGAGCCTAATGTCGCTTCTCCCTCCAGTCCTATTCTATTTGTGTTTTCCACATATGGGATAAAATCTATATCCCCATAACCTTGCAGACCTAGACCTGTCTTTATACTAGGGAGAGGATGTGTGTCTTTTTTATTGCTGACTCCAAAAGAAAAATCGCTCGCCCAAGAACCTTCAAACCTAGACAATCCGGATTTGATTTCTTCTGAACGAACCGTCCTATTTCTTGAGTAATGCTCTGACTCCGTGTTATTCGTAGCCTGTGTGTTTAGAGAAGCCTTCTTCAAACGATCTAAATCAGAAGCCATGTTTAGAACCTCGCTTTAAATATTTTACACCTACAATGTTGTGATACTCTGAGAGTATTAAAGAACAATCAAACGTAAACTACTTCATCCTCATCGTAGTTTTTACCATTTGACATTCTTAGTATTTCTAAGCCTACCAAACCTCTCCTTAGAACTACAGGATAATACTCTGTAGACATAGCAGGAGGGTTAACTCCAGGTTCAAAATCCAACTTCATACTATTATCGTAACCTTCCATCCCCAAGCCCTTGAAAGAAACTTTCACAAGAACAGGACACTCGCCCGTAGAATTCTTTGCAAAGGTGGCTAAAGGCCCTAACTCCAAAGTAAGATCAGTAAAGTAGACATTCTCTTTAACAGTGAAACCTTCTCTCTCAGAAATAAGACACCCTGAGCCATCTTTGGAAATATGCTGTTTACTTACGCCCTGATTATTTGCCCTTCCAACATCCAGCCATGCAGTCAAGCCTGGAATTTTCACATAGATTGAAACTCCACGGTCTGATTTGAATGCGAAATCTGAAAAACTTAAGCCAAGGACTCTCATTTGAAAGCGAGAAGTCCCTTTCATATTTTCAACAGTACCACTACGACTAAACTCTACGTCAAAAGCTCTGCTGTAAGAAAATTCCCTATTGTAATATGTGCCTCCTACCCCGTGATTGTAGTCTGGCTGTCTGTAATACAATCCAACTTCTCCCATAGCACCAGTAGTCCAGCTTGGATCATAAGTCTCGTTGGGGAAATAAGTATCTACTTGGTAATTAAGTATTGGAAGTCTTAATAAACCTCTACGGGGAACCCCGTATTCTCCTCCATTTAATGGAGCCAAAGCTAAAGAAGGTAAGCCCGATACTTGTGCTTCACCTTCTTTGTTATATAGATTCCCATTACCATCATAGAAAGGTGAATTATTTGTGAATACACACCAGTCCCAATGGTGTGAGTTCCTTAAATAGCCTGCACCTCCGTGGACTGATGTAGCAAACACATCATCTCTTACTCTTAAGAGGTTCACCCTTGAACCTTGAGGAAGTCCCGGACCTTGAATATTTTGTTGGTCTTCAATACCTTCAAACAAGACGCTCAACCTGTAAGATTCGTCAAGAAATCTTTCTTGTGTGTCTTTTCTTGGGGTAAATAAAGTCGTCAGAGGAGCTACGTCATTGGGGAAAATCAACATATTTGAAAGTACGGGAGATGTGCCTAGAGACATGGCAGAAATAATGCCTCTTTGGTTCTGTGTAAAATTCCCATAAGTAGGGAGACTAGGGTCTACATCCTTAGAGACTTCATGTAAATCGTACCCATGATGCAGTTTTGACCTAGTATCAAGTATTATGTTGGGGTCGATGGATGCACTTCCGCTTTCTGTAGTAAGAATCGCACTGATACCATACCCTGCTGACCTGTTATTAAACTCAGCAGAGTTCCCATAGGCTCCTGAGAAGTTAGTAGCTACATCTGTAGCGTAATCTACATCATAGGAGGTTCCCACTACAGAATAGTCGAAAAGATTAGCAGCGAAACCAGACTGTGCTTCAACATAATACGTCTCCCCACCTACTAAAAGTGCAGTTGCGTCTTCGCTTCCAAAGGCGTTTCTCTGAGGTGCTTCTGTATTTATTTTAGGCCGATATATAGGGTACGAAGGAAAAGCACCCCCACCTCCTATTTTGTTTTCACCCGAGCAGAGTTCTATTCTGTCGTCTGTCAGGTCTAAACTAATATAAACTCTGAAACCTTCAGGGTCATACCTGAAGATCGCAAAAGCTTGGTCTGCATTTCTAGCTCCTGCAAGATAAGAGAAGTGGAAATAAAACAGACTTGTATTTGCGTTTTGAATTAAAGAGACGAGTCTTGAAGAGTGATATAAGAAATTAGAGGTCTGATGTCCATCATTTAGATTACTAGGGGTATATGAGGGCTGTAAGACATCTGCATACCCCAAACCATCATAATGGTATAGAGGACTCTTATACATCACAGAGATATTTCCTTGGGTTGTAAAAGTACAGAGACCCGTATCTCCTTGAGGTATCACATTTACATCAAAATAAGTCCCTGCAACCGTGGGGTTGTAGGCACTCATATCCGCCTTAATATCGTCCCACCCCAAAGTGACGAGCTGTTTACCTGTAGAGATTTCTTTGAGACTAGGCTCTTCTACAAACAAGTTAGAGTCTGAAGAATATGCCGAAAAATTTAAAACGAACGGAGATGAAGGCTCGTTATATTTCTTTGAAGCACTTGTTTTGCTAGAGAAATACCTTGGGATAGAAAAATCAGAAAGGTGTACGTCTCCTACCAAAGAAACTTTGTTCAGTATCTTATTATAAGACTCTGAAAGAAATACAACATCCGAGCTTTTCTTGGATTTGTCTCTAGTTGGCAGAATATATTTGACACCAGAAATAGTGGTGAAATACGCATCTCCAACTTTAAATCTCAAGTCTGCACTAGAATCAGCATCTTCATTCTTGTGCGTAATGTGTGTTCTTGATGTTGAGCCTTGTAGCTTGTCAGCACTGCTTCTGCTTCTGACGAACACGTTAGGTTTTAAAATTGTGTTAGAAGAGGCATCTTTATTCTTAGGTGCGAGTACTGGAATCCCATACTCATTATAGTCTTCTCCGTCTGAAACGATATTAGCCACGTCTTCACCTTCAAGAAGGTTGAAAAAGCTGACAGAATAAAGATCATCTTCTGAAGGAGAAATACCATCTCGCACAAGTCTCTCAAAAGTATCCTCTTTTTTGAAATGCACTAGAGCAAAAGAACCTTTCGAGGTTGCTGTAAGGTCTAACTCTTCGTAAGAAACGACATGTCTGTATCGGGCTACTTGGTAAGTGTAATAGTCGTCTCCGAAAGTCACATAGTCACCCGCTGTATCAAAGTCTGAAGAAACAGAAGCAGGTTGTATTACTTGAAAGAAACGCTCTCGGTGCTCATTTGGAGTTTTTAAGCCAGAAGGAGAGTAATCTTGTAACGCAGGTAGACGATACGCCAAAAAGTTCGTGTCGTTTTCTACCCAATCAGAGGCTACTTTCTCATCCCAAGAATAAGCACCAAAAAGAACAGGAATATTTCCTCTAGGGTCTACTGTAGGCTGTCCTACACCAAAGAAACAAGCTCCCGGCTCTTTTAACAGACGCACTGATCCTAAATTAGGGTCTGCAACAAAATCTGTAAAAGAAACAGGAAGACCTGCATCTGCCAAATCATTTCTAATAAGCCCTGTTTGCATTTCTCTTAAGTCATACTGACCTGTGAGCTTGCTAGGAAAAACAAACTGATCTGTACCTTCATTGAAGATCGAAGGCGAACTTTCTTTGTTTAGTCGTCCTTCCCCTAAGTTGATTGCAGAAATAACCCTTTGAGATATTTCTGAAACTGAAGTGGCTGTAGTATAAGAGAAATTAGGCACACCTGTAGCCCAATATAAAAGAGCGACAGTCCCCCTATCCGCAGGAAATAAGAAACCTGAAATAGTAAAACCTTCGGAAGTGGTTGAAGAAGCCCCCTGATAAGTTACTCTACAATGTCTGAAAGGCTCGTTTACTTGCTCTCTCGCTGAAGCTAGGAAAGAAGCACCTTCTCCGCCCCCTAGTAACTTTGTGTGATCATAGTTAAAGGTCAAATCCGTACTTGGGTCAGCACCTTCTGAACCATTTGGCGTGGGCTTATTGTAAGAATATAATAAGGTTTCAACATTTGTATTTCTAAAATAAGTGCTATCTAAAGGAAGAAAGCCAACCGTTACCGTACTGTTTCTATCCCATACTGTGTTGTCGGCTTGCTTTAGAACCCCCCAATCGGGAGTCCCTGAGATAGTTTTTGTATTACCACCATAGCTATAACTCTTAGCACCTTCTCCAAGGTATGGAGGCTTCACTTTTACTTGTGAAGCTAGATCGTCTAGGTGTGACTGTACTTCATCTCCGAGATATGTCTCAAAAGGGTTTTCAGCAGAAATCTGCTCCGCATCATAGGCGTCTTGAGCCATTTGGACTTGAGTAGAAAGATTACCTTTAGAACCATCTTGGCAGACGGAACTACCTTCTCCTATTTTTATAACCGATTTTGGATTATTCTTACTAGGCATCTTGGACTACTCCTTACGACTGCACATCAATCGTTGATATTTTTCTTTGCTTATTTAATACTCTTCCTTGCGTTCTATACACACAAGCCACAGTGTCATCGTCACTGTCTAAAAGTGCGACATAGTTAGAACGAGAAGGGTCAGAGATACCTGTATCAAGAGCCTCAGATACTCTTGAAATAACGACTAGAACTACTTCTCCTCTATTGAAGTGACCACTAGAAGATGCTTTCACCAACCCCAATAAACAAGTAGCATTCTTGTGCCTAATATTATCGCCAAGCTTTCTAGCGTAAGTGCTCGGCATGTAAGAGTTTGATTGTACTCTCCGATACACCACTCTCTTACCCATATCCATTTGAACGCCCTCAAACAAAAACACGTCTGTTTGATCCATAGGGACGAGTGCATTCTGATTTAAGAGTCCTGTGTTAACATCGAAGTCTTCTAAAGAAATAAAACAGCTCCCAAGCAAATCCGCTTCTGAAAATACCAAGTCAGGATTTACACCGATCTGCTCAAAAGGAGCTAAAAAGGGGTACGCATCTTCTGTAGAAGATGCACCTTTAGTGATCGACCATACTTTATCTGAAATAATGATTGGTTGTATTTCTAAACTAAGATCAGCATTGGTAGGTGTGGCTTTTGACCCACAGGTCTGAGGTGAAACGGAGCGGTAGTAGCAAGCGATCTGATAACCACTAGCCCCGTAGTTAGAAACAGGCATTCTAGGATAAGAAGCCACCTCAACTAACGCAGTTTGTGCGATTGGGTTCAAAAACTTTAAGTATGTGTCACTAGAACCAAACTTAGAGGAGTTTAAATCTAAGGGGATCACAAAGTTATCGCTGAGACGAGTCACGGTAGGTTCAAAACCATTTGAAAAGTGTACTCTCCAAGGAAGACGAACTCCAAATATACTTTCAGAAATAAACTCTGAAGTAATAAGCTCCCCCACTAGCTCAACTCCAACCTCACGACTTCCTTCTCTATAGAAAATCTCAGGAGGACGATCTACATGAAATGCGTCTATTTGCTTTTGGTCTCTCCTATATTCTAATACCGGTCCTGTAGGGTAGACTGTTGTATCTCCTTGGATTGCTTCACCTAAAGGTGTCGCAGAAGTCCCTTGTTTAGCAGGGTACTCCACAAGAAGTGTGACAAAAAGGCTTCGATCTGAACCTAGATCACCGTCATTCGTATTTCCAACAATCTGAGTGCCTGTAGTCCCTAAGTCTATGGCAGTGTTATTTCTGTCTAAAATAATAGAAATATTGTCAGTGCCTAACCCTGAGACTCTTTTTATTTGGACGCTAGTGTCTATTTCTGAAGCACTGTTCCCATCGTCGTGCCAACACTCCAAAACATCTATAACATATGTCCCTGTAGGAGCACAGTCTGCAAAGCTCAAACCAGGTCTTGAAGGTGCGTCCCAATATCTGAACTTTGAGCTGGCTTCTAACGAAGTTAGATCGAAAGAAATAACATCACCATCATGCCAACCATTTAAACCGTTCTTAGTTACAGATAGAACTCCACTGTAATTTTGAGACACATCATACTTAATCTCAAAAATAACACGCTCTAAAGAAGGTGTGTTACTAAATCTCCTAGAAATATGGTCGAAGTCTCTTATGTATGTGCCTCTTTGAGTCGTATCTCCTACGCCTCCATTCGCAACAGACCTCCCTATTTCTTCACACACGATGGGTTTTGTAGAAATACCCCCACTTGCATTGGCGAGCGGTCTGAAATCAGAGGAATCTATAGCCCAAGTCTCGTTCCTGTTGTCTAAAAGAAGTTGAAACTGCCTCACTAACTCTGAAGCATAGTCAAAACCATGTGGGAATACCGTAGTCCTCAAATCTAAAATATCTTGAGGATAAATAAGGTCACTAAACTGACCATCAGGTCTATCTGAAATACCTGCACCAACTGAAATAATCGTGTCTGAAATTAAAGCATTGTTAGAAGTACCAGTATGGGTAGACAACAAAGCGTTGTTCGCATAGTGCTCAGGATCAAAAGCACCTTGAGTTCTTCGGAACACATAACAAATAGGAATAGCGTAGACATAACCATCTACAGTACCTAAAGCAGTGGAGCTTTCTTCAGTTCCATCTCCACAGTAAAATAGACCAGAGTCAACAAAAGGATAAGAGTTTGTCTCCCCATCTGCTCTAACAATGTCTGTCCCATTTGCCTTGGAGAAATAGTAGCCAGCTTGTGGTGCTGTCTTACCCCCTTGAGCTAAGACATTGATGTTATCAAACCCATAGAACTGAGTCTTTGGGTTGATACCATCGGGGTGGGACTGCCCTTCTCCGTTATAGTCCAAAGAAAACACTCTGAAGCGATATTGTATCTGAACTCTTTTCGTAGTTTCTTCCGCTACGAAGCTATCGAGAATATCTGAAGCTAAATAAAGAGTCGGGTCTGCTTGGGTGTTGCCATTTGGGTACAGACTTGTAGGGTTTGGCATACCCTGCCCATTCGTACCTCCTGAGGGGGGTTTTATATTAACGTCTCCAGCTGTGGTGATGACAACATTATTAGAAGAAGCACCTCCACCAATAGTTATGAAGATGAACTCTGTTCCGTTTGTCTCTGCTTCTATAGGCAGACCAAGCGTATTAGACGTGCTTTGCTGATTGATCGCATCTCTAATACTTCTTGCCGTTTCGGGGATGGTTGCTCCTATTTGAAAATCTACACCTACAGCTAAAGTTACAAACCCACCACCAACATTTGAGGTTCCATCGAAGTAAATGTCACCTACACTATTAGACATTAATCTTAACATCGCAGTTGCAGGAGAACTAGGAGAAACTAATTGTTTCCACACCTCAAGAAATACGAAGTCTGTTCTTTTAGAGTCAGGCGGTGATCCATTAACTGTAGGGGCAGGCAAAGTAATCACATTAGAAGTGGTAGTAGAATTGGAGCCTGTTACAACGATTTCTTCTCCTGATACATACGCAGAAAAAGACTTGATTGAGAAAGTGTTTGGTGTCTCACCGAAAACAAAATTAAACTCTGAAGGTTCTCTAGGGTAGACAGACACTACCCCCGAAGCTGTCGTGTTGTATTTGACACCTTTAGATATGTCTTGGCTAAGATTAAGTTCGCTATCTAAAACAGGCTTTCCATCTTGAAATACAACACTGTCCCAAGAACGATCTAAAACAGGCAAACTTCTCGTCGTTGAGGGTAAATATTTGACAGACATTTACACACCTCCTTAAAAAGTCAAACGCCAAGTTATCGCAAGCACTGAACCCTGTGGCTTATTGATTACTGGAAACGTCAAGTAATTAACGAGAATATCGTAAGCTCTCAAGTCTCTTTCTGTGTCTCGATCTTGAGGGTCTTGGTCATTAATCACAGAAGGAGAAGAGGGAGATACTAGACCCATCTCATTCAAACCGCTGTTAGCCTCATTCTCTGAGAAAACTGTAGTAAAATCAATAACATTGGTCGGAACGTCGGACACAGAGCCATCTGGCTTTCGGTAAACTACAGCGGAGAAGTCTTTTCTTTCCACTTCGACATTCAAGCGTCTTTGTTTGTCTGTAGCAATATCGGGAGAACTAGCGTCTCCGTTAGCTCCATTTCCTACAGCTAACTTCTTTAGACCACCCACACCTGCTTCACCCTTAAAAAGCATCGCCGCTAAAACACCACCATCAAGAGTATAGATGTTTTTTTTATCTACGACTATTTCTTCTCTGCCGTCTGCATATGAAAGCGTAGCCTTCACTTCCCCCAATACAGAGACACCCGTTTCTCTGAAGTTAAACCCAAAACCTAGCCCTGTTGTAGCAGGTGCAGAAATAAAGTCTTTATTTTTCATCTAGTCCTCCTTATCGGGGTTATGTGTTGGAGTTTATTTTACCAACACATAAATCAACAACAAGAAAGAATAGAAAGACTATTACATTTTAAGTCCCAAAGGTAATTGTGTAAGACACCTCTAAAGTACCGTCATTGGTCTTAGAAATAGTGTTAGCTAAGACTCTACGAGCAAACATTCTCATGTTTGTTGTAGAATGTGGGTAGTTTCTTGACGCTGTGTTTGTGTTAGCTACAAAACCATTTGCGTCAATGTTCTGACCTGCTGTCCAAAGAGCTATTTCTGAAATTTCAATGTTACCTTCACCCGTACCGAACGTAGTCGTGAACTTAAGTTTCTTAGCCTCTGTATAATCGAAAGAGTCGATCTTCCTGCAATACTTAGCATCGTTTGCACCATCGTCCCCTGCTTGAAGGGGGTCAAATGAAGAATCAACCATCGTGTATTGGTATGTAGGTTCAGCCACATCTTGGTTAGCATTGGGGTGTGCTCCACCTTGTCCATCTGTGCCTGTGTTTGTCCCAACTGCAATCCAACCAATCATATTAATATGATTACTCTGATTTATGTTTGACAGCCCCGAAGAGCCTACAGGACCCATATAGTCAAAGCCTGTGGGATAAGCAGAGTCATCAGTATAATTTCTACTGTCGGTTGTAGGTCGTAGAGCACCTCTATCAGGAGCTGAAAAAGGGGTTTGATTAGTCCCAACCATAGGTGAGAGACAGTCCATAAGAATGTTATTACTCATCTCTGTGAGCGAGTTCTCACCTTCTTCGATTTGAACAATCTCTCCTTCTCTATTTCGGAGAACACATTTAACATAGCCTTTGATTTTCAACATAACAATCTCCTTTTGGGAATGAAATGAGTATAAAAGATTAAAAAATCACTTAATGTATATCTTACCATCAGATCGGATATAGAATAGGAAAGAATTGGTGTTGTTAGTTAGCGTGTTGAAGTTGACTACAGGGGGTGGGTTGCTCGACGTATACGTCGTATACGAATCATTAAGCCATCGTGTCTCTAAGTGGATAGAAATCTTAGATGGGTCTGACACTGTAATGTGGTAGTGTTTATGGGTGTGAATCCAAAACTCTAACGGGTAGTTGTGATCTGTGAAAGGAGAAAGAGTACTCTTAAGAGCTATTGTATAGGTTCCTGAAGAAGCTGTGACTGGGAAGTCGCTAGAAAGATAGCCGTTTTCTGAATGGGGGTATAGCTCGCTACTCGACGAGGACACATTGTATGTGGTGCTCGATGTTGCAATTCTTTCTTCTATAGAAATAGACTCGTTGCTGGTAGAGTCCCAACTAACAAATAGAGCCATATATAACAAAGTAGCGGAGCCTCCACCATTTGTTGCATAAGCGGGGATAAGCGGGAAAATCTGAGTATGGTCTATAGGAGCATTAGCTAAGTTTGTAACTTCCACCATAGGTAGCCTTGCAGGACCATTATTGTAAGGGTTAAAGACAGGTAAGGAAGTTGCAACTCCATTTATTCTTGTGTCGTAATGTGGTGTAGTTTCAAACTTCCAAACTCTTGTTTCTGCTTCAGGGAAATTAAATTGGTTAGTACCAACACCACTCATTATAAATTGAGTGGTGTTTGTCGTAGACTCCCACAATTCTACATAGTTACCTCTCAACTCACCCATGTTGTCTTGAGTATCGCTCGTACCTAAGTTGAAAGAGCTAGGCGACTTAAACACCATCTGCATGGAAACTCTGAAGTTCATGGGTAGGTTATTAAAGTTATAGTCTGTCTTATTCTCCCCTTGAGAAGTAATAATCATGTAATAGGTTTCGTTGAGTAGTATTGGGCTTGAAGAGTCATTTCCTACATACAAATCTATCACATGATTATCGTACACAGCGTCTGCATTGGTATAAACATTTGCACCGCTTCCAGATTCTATAACTTCATCTCCCCCTATAGAAGAGAGCTTAAAGTCATTACCAATAGTGGAAGACCAAGTTGGATTTCGTATCTCAAAAGAAGGGGTTTGATTAGAAGAAGAAGTTTGTCCCGAAGCCACAATTTCAGGGTAATCAAGTTTGTAGTATGGTCCGTTAAGGTTTTGTTCTTCAGGAACCCTGTATATCGTGATAGTAAAATCGTAATCTGCCATCCTCTCGTCCACTTGGACTGAAAGAATAAGAGTTGGTGCGTAATCCAAATCTATTTCTTGGTCTGTGACTGAGGTCACATCCGAAATCTCGTCCCCTACATCTAATGTGAAACCAAGTTGTGTATTAACAGCGTCATCTTGGAGACTTACAATGTCATCTGTGGCAGAGTCTGGAACAGGTAAGAATTGTAATTGTGTGTTGACACCTTCATCTGAAACATCAATATTATCGTTTTCTGAGACAGGATTGAATTGATAAGAAACCAAATCGCTCTCATTCATCACATCAGAAATAACTACAGTGTCTGTTTCTGAGATGGGGTTGAATTGGTAAGAAACCAAATCGCTCTCATTCATCACATCAGAAATAACTACAGTATCCGTGAAGGTTTCATCTGTTGCGAATCTATAGTCCGTCTCAACGGGTTCATCTGTGTTGGATACTATGTCTAACACATCCTCGTCGGAAGGAGTATATATATACTCAGTGCCAAGAGGCTCTATGTCTGAGATTGAGACACCATCTTCGAGGTTTTCAGAAATCGTGAAGGTAAACTCAGTGTCGATAAGCTCATCAGAAACTAAAACCGTGTCCAATACATCCTCGTTGGAAGGCGTTAGCAAATACACAGTGTCGAGAGGGTCTAAATCTGAGATGGATACGCCATCTTCGAGGTTTTCCTCTAAAAGGAAATCCCCACCTATCACTAAAGGGTTGTCTCGGATTAGAGGAACTTCGTCTTCGAGAGAAAGGTTAAACTCTAAAGAAACACCATCGTCATTGATATTTAACACATCACCGACATCTTGATGGTCTTTGAAAGAAATAAGAGGTATTTCTTGGTCGGCATCATTGATATTGACTTGATCTTCCAAGAACACACCGAAAAAGAAACGTGAAAGAAGATCAATGTCTTCCTTGGGGATCAGTTTTATTCTTAGCCCTTCACTTTCAAGCACTTCACGTCTGTTTAGAACACTTCGTATCCCAATAAGAGTGTTAGACGTATTTGTCATCAGAGAGGGACGAACTACTTTAACTGTGGGCTTAATCGCTTTTATATTTCTAATAAAGGGGTGTCCTTTTATTTCTAACCGAGTCAGATCGTCTTCGTAGAAAATCTCCTCTGCCACCACCCCTTCAGATGTTATTTCTTTGTGATATAAGTCTAGTCTTTGTTTGTCTTCCGCAAAATCTGAAGAGTCTAGCACTCTCCCTTGTGGATTTCGCATGATGTCTTCGGGGAAAGACGTAGTTTCTCGAATACTCTTCTCAGGGAAATCAAAAGGAGCTTGTCCTTCGCTGAGGACATTTCCTTTTGCCCAAGTAGATTTCTTGTACGGATTGGTAGAAATCGAAGTGACTGTAACTTCAAGACCTTCTTCCGCTCCAAAAACCTTCAACCCTCTAGGCGTGATCTCATATTGATACTCTCTCAAGTCTGAATCTAAAACCGAAACGATAAAGTCAGGTCTGAAGCCTAGAGCGTTGAAAGATACAACGCCTCCAAAAACACTTAAAGTCTTTCTTGCATAGTCTTTTATATCAGAAACATTAGAGGAGACTTTGTTGTATGTGTTTAATGTGAAGTGCGTATAAGAATTATACTTAGAGTTCAAACCTACGAGAAGTTGGTTCTTCTGTGAGTTTGTAATGTCTGTCGGATCATATGTGTTTAAGCCAAAAGTACCTAAAGAAGTAGAGTCTGCTTTGAATGTCTCAAAGTTAAACGGCTGTGTTGGAAGAGTTGGGTACAACCCGACTGTAGGCGAAGAACTAGAGTTGTATTTACTCTGAGTTGCGATCTTTGACGGGCTAGGTACTTTCTCGCTCCTTCTTGTTTTTCTCGAAGCATTTAAAACGAATTGTTCTGAGTTGAGTTCCGTGAAGTTGATAAGATCGTCTTCACCTAGTGGACATAGTATTTCTATTTCTTGCCCTTCAGTTAGGTTGGTGTTCTCAAATTTCAAGACAATCTTGTTAGAGAGACCTGCTATAGACAAGAAATAAGGATAGTACTCTAAAAGAACATATTGTGGGTCTATAATAAAATCTTCTTTAAGAACAGGTAGCCCTCTAAATGTTTTTCTTTGAGGCACATTCAACTCTGCGTAGAAAAAACCCCCGTGTTCTCTAACTCGGATAACAGCTTTTCGGTATTTAAGTGTGGTGGGTGAATACCAGCTTAAATCTAAGAAAGAAACTTCATTTAGACCTTCTCCGACATCTACAGAAGAAGCTAATCTTATTTCTATAGCTTTAAGATACGAAACTCCTTTTGCCCTTTTCTCTGCAAAATAACACTCTCCTTCTATTACAAAAACTTCGTTGTTTCCTATTGTTTCATCTACAGAAATAAACCCATTTAACACATTCACAGTTAAAGTTTTGTTGTGTCTTAGAAGGTTTGCAACATATTCTCCGTCTGCAACAGAGACTTCCACAACCTCCGACACTTTTCTGATTTTTCCACCTACAGAGATGTTGTCGAGAGGACTTACAAGAGCATTAGAAACTCTGATCTTTTGGTCTTTATAGTATCCGAAGACTACATTCTCCCATGTACCAACCCTTACCTTTCTCATATTTTCTTGGTAAGAGCCTCCAAGTGAGAAGATGAAGTCTTCTTCCTTTTCAGGGTTAACTACAGAAATAACCCCACCTTCTTTTTTAAAGTTCACGGTCGAACCTGAAGGAGGCTGAATTCTCTCAGCTAAAACAGAAGACACTTCTCCGATCTTTAGGTGAGCCGGCTTAGTGGTACGCAACACCTTTCTCAGATTTTCTTGTTCTTCAAGAGAAGTGGAAGAAATACCTAGCTCTACATCATGTGTATGCCCGTTATAAGGTTGAACCACCCCATCTACAACTTCGTGGTAGTGAAGCTCTTCTCCCCAATTCTTACCGATAGGTGCAGAAGTCGCCCCGACACCATTCGACTTAGCGAACACTACATGTCGGTGCATTGGGGTTGTCGTATCTAAAGGGTTGCTTGTGTATTTAAGGGTCGAAGAATATATAGAAATAACATGCTGACTAATCTGCCTTAGCTCAATTAAGTCACCATCTTTAGTGCTCTCTAAAGCTTTTAGTATGCTTTCTTCGGTAGAACCCAAGAGAAGACTTTGAACTACCTCTTGGCAGAGGTATCTTAAATTCTCTGTGTCTTTTATGTTTGGGATGTTTTCTTCTTCAAAAACCAAGCTTAGGAGCTTGTTGGCTATAAACTCCGATCTTAAGTTAGAAAAAGAAATATCGTCTTCAAAGTCTGAAATGTCTACAAATATTTCTGCAATGATCTTCGCTACAGACTCAAAAATAATCCTCTGATTTGAGCCGTAGTTTTGGAAGTTATAGTTAGAAGCTGTCGAATTAGCTAAGTTTAGAGTGACTTGCTCTGAAATATAATCGACAAATTTCTTTTTGTTTTGAGACGACGACCCTAGAGGGTCTTTGTCTTCTCGAAGATCAGGGATAAACTTCATTACTGTACCTCTTCATATGTGAAATTCAGATCACCTGTTCTAAAGAAAGAGAAGTTGTTTAGCTTGAGTTCCGAAACTGTCTCTATTTGTCCTTCAACATTGTAGTCTACATAGTAAGAATACTCTGAAGGACTCTCCCCTATATTTAAAGCAATCAAAATTCTGTTGTTGGTCTTTATACCCTCTATACCTAAGCCAACATCATTTACGATGGTACAGGTTTTATGTTCCCAAGAAGGCGAGTTCACCCTCTCCAAAGTGTCCAACATCCTCATTTCTTCTTTCTCGATAAAGACTCGACCTCTAGCCCCACCTAAGTCTTGTGTCTTATTTAAAAGTTCTGAGTCTATTGCCCACACAGATACTCTTGAATTCGAGAGAGAAGGCACACGATTGAAGCCACTAGACCCAAGAGAAATACCCTCTCTTAGGATATAGGTGTCGTGTGCGAAGGACATTTGAGTTAAAGGCAACACCACATGATTTACGCCATCTACGCTATTCAAAACGGTGACTACTTCTGAATGTCTTATTGAACCCCCAAGAGAAGATTCATTGATGAAGGAAGTCAGAGCATAGCGTATTTCTGAATCTACAAGCGTAGACCGAACTCCACGATCTAAAACTACGGTAGCTTTTATATCAACAAAACAACCGATAGCTTCTTTCACTACAATATCGGCAAAGATATTCTTACTATTGTCGATGCTGTTTTGTGCGTTTGATACGACTAGATTTGTAACGTAACTAACAACAATATTCTCCAAGTGCTCGTAAGAAACATGAACCACGTCTCCGTCTTTTATGGCACTGTCTGAAGTTCTCTGTATGTAAGTAATGTCATTAGAGTCTCTTGAAATAGTATAGTCAGGAGAGTCGTTCAAAAACGGGCTTTTGTATATTGTCGTCCCTGCAACATCCGACACAACTATAGAAAGCTGATCGACTCCAAGATTTCCAAGCCTTTCAGGGTAGAACCCAACTACAGTATGTGCCTCTCCCGTAATGGAAATAATCTTATTTCTTGTGGTGTCATTCGTGATCAAAACATGGTCAGAAGACTTTGAAGAACGTCCCAATCTAAGAGCGTCCTCTTTGTCTACAAAAACAAAATCTGAGATTTCTGTACCTTCAGCGTAGCTTATCGCTTTAATTTCTCTTACCGGTTGTCTCTTTAAAACGATTTTACTTGAGACGTTCGATCTCCAATCTCCCACAATGTTGTCTGCCACATTGTAGGTTGGTTGGGGGATGGTGTTGTCGAGCTGTATCGTCCTGTAGTCTAAAACCGTCACGTTTGTAAGATCAAATACTGTAGAGGTACTTAGGTTTCTCAACCCAAAGCCTAGATTTCCTCGGTCTATCATCTGAGAAATAGGAGACTCTACAGTAGCTTCCATATTTCTGAAAACATAGCCTGTAGAAATAGGAATGAATCTGCTCTCAAAATGAGATTGGTAGCTCGGAGCATAAATATCTGAAACAGTAGCTAAACTCTCGCCTCTTACCCACACGTCTACCTTCCCACCAAGACCCTCATCTCTTTGCATGAAAGGACTTTCGCTGTCCACTACAAAGCTGTTAACTACTCCTGCAATACTTCTTGAAACACGCTCTAAGCCGGCCTTCGTACCTACATCGACTGAGGATAAAGTAGCTAAAGCTCTTGAAGCTAACTCTGAGTTGGTCTCAGTCTCTGTCCCTCCAAAAGTAGGGGCTGAGTTCGTCACTTTCAGCCCAAAAGGTGCTCCTTGATTTATTTGGTCAGAGGTCAAATTACCATTTAGACCTGCTTCTAAAGCTTGGACTGGAACCGTGATCGAGTATTTCTTAGTGGTAGGGTTGTAATACTGACTTAGCTGATCTACGTTCATCACAACAGAGAGGGTGGTGATGAAATCCGAAGTGGAAGAAGAAACCACAGTGCCTGTCGGTATAGAAATAGAAGAAGTAGGTGTTGTGGTAGTAAAGAACTCAACTTCACCAGAAGCTTGTTTTCCTATACTTCTGCTCACTCCAAAATTAGAGGCAAGTTTTTCAAATGCCGAGTCTATGAAATACTGAACTTGGTCTTCCGTTGTAAAAAGAGCTTGGGTTAAGACAGTTTTATATTGACTATCCTCTACCGGAATAGAAGCCCCTTCATTTAGAGGGTCGTCAATACTGAGCAACCCCGAAAAAGAAGAAGAACGATAACAGAAATCTAAAAGGAAACGAACTCGCTCCATTTCTGACAAGAAGGGGTCTATGATCACATCTCTGACCACCGAACCTGCTTGCACCGCAATGTTAGGTTGGGCTAGAAATATACTCTGAATCATATCCGTAGCCATTTGATCTCTCCCTACAACAGGTAGGGAGAGTGTGGTGTTTGTCACTTGTATTGGCATCCCCGAAACTTCACTAGAAATAGCACTCTCTACTTCTACACCTCCGATAACCTTAACGGAAGTCGCCACATAGTAGAGAGGCTTATCTAAAGGAGTAGAGCTAAGAACACCCACAGGTATGGTAGGGGGGATAGAGGTTGGCTCTGCATTTCTAAAGTGATTAAAAGAAACACGGGTCTTTAAAGCGACACTCTGAAAAGAAGACGAAATACGAACTCGACTCACAGTCTCAGGCACTTCAAACGCATCAAGAACATTGTTAGAGAGAGTTACGTCAGAAACGTCTTTTTGTTGTACGGACAATTCTAAGAAAAGAGGGTCTACAGGCTCAACACTCATGTCTGAAGAGATTTCTTTGATCGGACTAGAGATTTCTTCTCTCTTCCCATATTTGCTAGGACTAAGTGGCTCGAAGTTTATTTTAAAATAGTTACTAAGAACACCACCTGAAACACTACTCGCATAGATATTATAGTAAGAAACACTCTCGTCTATATGGTCGAAAGATATTTCTACGAAGTTATTAGAGCGGTTGACTTTCAACCCACTTGGAGGAGTTGCCAAGCCTACTACGTCAGAAGAGAAAATGACATTCAGCTCTAACATCCCATACGAAATGTTATTATTGAAAGCATTAATCTTAAAGTTATTTTGACCTGTAGAAAGATCAATACCTTCTGAGAATACATTTGGATTAGGGAAAGTAAATTGTCCGTTGTTTACATATACGTCTTCGGGAGAAAACCTCGTATTCGCATATTCTATTTCTATGCGATTAACTTCTACTGGCACTAGACCTCGTATATAAACTGTTTGTAGGCTTGTACTATAGTGGACAGGTGTTTCTACGGTATTCCCATCGGGCTTAATAATCTTAATCATGTCAAATCTCCATCTAATGAAAACGAACCAGGAACAGCAAATACAAGGTTGATGCTTACTTGTTCACTAGACATACTCTCTGCCACAATAGAAACCAAATAAGAGGTTTCATCTTCTCCAATAGTAGAAACATCTATACTTACCACCCTACGCAATCTTTCTTTCAAAGACATATCTTGGATAGAGGCTTGCTGATCTTGGACATTCTTAAAAGTAGTAAGAGCATCACGAACAGACGCACGAAGGGACTGAACTACAGAAGCACTAACTTTACGACCAATTAAAGTCATAGCGTTAGAGCCATACCAATTATGGTATGGGTTTGAGGTAATCTCTGTAAGAAGAACTTTAGAAAGAGACTGATAAAGCAGGTTATGGTCTGAAATCGTCTTTATCCCGCCTCTCTCATCAAATCTGAAGTCGTTCTCAACTCCTGTAGTTGCACACCTTCTGCAAAAATTCTTTTCTGTGAGGTAAGAAATATCCACAATCCCGTCAAAATGTTCTTCTTTCTTGAAGAATATCTTATATCCACCTCCAAAACGCTTCTGTAAACCCCACTCCCCAATCTTTTTCTTATTTCTTACGAAAACCTTAGTAGAAGCATACCCTAGTTTTGCCAAAGCTGTACCTTTAAGAGACAAGCTCTCACTATTCTTTTGGTTAGTCAGTTTTACAGAAGACTCGTAAGGTTCGGCATACACGGGAAAGGGAAGCTCTTTATTTAAGAAGGAAACTATCTCTTTCTGAGTAAATAGGAGGTTTGTTGGGAACTGTATGTTTCTTTCTTTGCCGTCAGATAAGACTAAGAGCGTATTTGTGCTTGAGGTAAAACGATAAGGAGCTGAAGAAGGGAACACAGTCTCAGATGCCAGCACTAAACCTTCTTTGGGTATTTCTTCCCCATTAAATCTTAAAACGAGAAGATTAGTGGAAGAAATAGGAGATTGGGTGGTTATTTCTCTACCCCCCATAATCGTTGCCCTCTCATACCTTATATGGTGAGGACAAGCGTGTGCTAACAAAGCATCTTCGCTCATGTTTACTCTCCTAGAATGTTGTTAAATCTTCTCTCACAACATTCTAGGAGAATAAACTAAGTATTAAAAACTCAGTTCCCGAGAGCTTTTTGTACTTTCTTTGCCGTCTTTCGCTTATCTGCATCTGTGGCAAGACTATCCATGAAGTCAAGGCACTCATCAGAAATATCAGGGTCTGCAAGATCGCCTGTAATAGACTCTAAAGCCCAAACAGAGGAAAGATAAGCCAAGTCCATGACTGCTGATCTAAACCACTCTAGCATAAGACGAGATCGTGCAATTCTGATCCCTTGGTCTTCTTTCTCGATCACGTTTTGGAAACCATCAATAATCGTAGTGGCGTCTGCCGAAGAAATACCAAAGTCTGAAGCAAGTCGCTCTACCATAAGAGCCTTCATGTCGTTCTGAATTTGAGAAATAGAGTGGGTTAGCTTTACCCCGTCCTCATTAGTGTAAGTCATTTTGTCACCTTTTATTGCGACATTGACTCGATCTTGTGAGAACTGAACGATCTCCAAAATAGGAGCATAAGCACCTGTAAAGAAAGACTCTGGAATAGAACCAATGCTCCCATCAATACTCTTATTCACTCGAAGCACATTGTCGAGTGCATCGACACCGAAAGTATTGTCGGGCATAACCATAGTATTGTCTTTGTTATCTATACCAAAGAAATCCATATGGTCTGCCATTCTAGGACTATACTTAGAACGTAAACCTCTTCTGAAGCTCTTGATAAGATCAAGACCAATTTGAGCGTTTAAGAAATCATTGGGGAACTTCAAGTCACTTGACTGATAGACGCCTGTGCTAAAGTCTGCAAAAATGCTTAGACCCTGATCTACTGCTTTAAAATACATCTTCATCAGTATCTTATTCGCTTTAGGGTCTGGTGCTGTAGGCAGACACTCTGAAAGATCAAGCAAACTGTTCAAAGAAGCTAGAGACATGTCCATAACCTTAGCACTTCTGAGAACATCGTTGACATTCTTAAAGCCAAGGTTACGCTCCGCTTCGGTGACTTTTGCGTTGAGGTCTTCATATATTTTACTACGAATTGCCTGTGCTCTTTGCATCTTACGCTTTCGAGCACCCGTAAACTCGTTCTTGTCTCGGCTCTCTAGTAGATTCTCAAGAGCTTGCTGTATTCCCTGAGAAAGCTCATTTCGAGTCTCCATCTCTTTATCTGAAAGCTCTTGCTCTATTTCTTCTGCCGCACTGCTCTCTTTGTACTTAGCTTTAAGACCATCTACAAATGTCCTTCTAGCACTAGCGGCACTCTTGTACTCTTGTACGAGTCGGTCAGTTCCGCTGTCTATATCTAAGTTCTGCAAAGCGACATAAATTGCAGACAGCTTTCTTTGAGCTACCGCATATTTCTGATCGTCTAAGCTAGTTTCAGATTGAGGTGGAACTTCTTTGTTGTCTACCATCAACTCAAGCTCGTCACCGTCAACTTGAACGCCCATCGCCTTCAAGATTTTAAGTGCGTCTTTGAGCTTATCTTCAACTTCGTCTTTCCAAGCTTTCTTGGCAGACTCGTAGTTGTTCTTAGGATCATTGTCGTACTCAAAAAGATCACGGTCAAAGTCCGAAGCTGAATACGCAACCGCACGTTGGCGGAACGCTTCTTCTTTTGCTTTCACTAGCTCACTCTTAGGTACGCTTCCTGTGTAAGCATCAATATTTCTCTCAACAGTAAGGACTCTCATGTCTGAGAAGTCTTGCTCTGTTGCCACGCCTTCTGTAGTTAAGATATTCTCAGCGTCTGTATTCAACAACTCCTCTATAGAACGCAACAACGCCATTTCTTTCACTGCGTCCATCTTGATCTTCTTTAAGAGTGCGTCTCTCTTTTTAAACCAAGAGTCACGATCTATGATCTTCATGCTGTCGAGAGCGGTCTTAATCTTTTTCTTACCGTCAGAGTCAGAAATAAGACCACCAATCAAAAACACGCTCTCGTTCTCACTGAGGGCTTCCTTCGCTAACTTTGTAACTTCTCTTGATGACAAATCAGTACGAACCTCTGAAATTGCATCTTTGAGTACATCGAGTGGAGGAACAGTCGCTTCAGCGTATGGGAATTTACTGCTCTTGTCCTTCTCTCTTGAAGAAACCCAAGAGTTTGTAGGTGCAAGAAGAGTCTGTGAGGCACTGAGACGAACATCTTGGCGTGACTTGTTCTGTCTCCCTCTTCTTCTTTGAGGTCGAAGATCAGCCTCTAGTCTCCCCCTAAAATCTGAAAGCATTTCTTCTGCTTTCGCTTTCTCCGAAGGGTCTGAAGACTTATAGAGCCTCCTCCACTCGTCTAACTTCTCTACGTTACCGAGACGACCCATAACAAACCGCTCTACATCTTCCTCATTCTTAACGAAATCGTTGGCATAGCCTGTCGCTAAACCTGAAAGATAAGCCCTACGATCAGAATCAGACAAATCGAGTATTTCTGGAGTAGAAAGATCACCTTTGTTCAGTCTTCTCTGATACAAGAGTTCTCTAACGCTATCAAACTCTGAAGGACTAAACTGATCCGAAGATTGCTCGATCACCTTATTAATGATCTCAAGATGCTCCCCAACCTCAGCCATCGCTTTCTTTGTAGCTTTATTGACTTTAGAAATAGCACCGATGAAGTCAGAAATAATCTGAGTAGAGTCTGGATTTTGAACTAAGATGTTCTCCAAGATGCCCTGTAGTTCTTCTAGTTCATCTGCGTCTCCAACAACGTCCATCATGGTGTCTTTGTCTTGGAGGAAACCTACATACTCTTGAAATGCTCTTCGATCATTATCTGTGATCCCACCCAAAGAAGAAGCAGTATCTCTCAAAAGCTGTCTTGAAATAAACTGCAAGTCAGTTTTCGCAACGTCTTTATGCTTTACCGCAGAAACAACGGCTTCTATAAAGTCTGAGCGAGCGTCTAGTATTTCTTTACGCTCTTCAAGCGTAGTCTCTCTAGTGATGTCTGTCCTCGCAAGATCAGCTTTATTTCTCTTGACCTCTTTGTATCTCTCTACAGACTCTTCTCTGCCTTCAATCAAGTCAAAAATGCCGTCTGTTTTCTTCAACACGCTCTTATAAAGCTGTTGGTCTTCGTTAGCATCCGTGATCTCTCGCTCCATGTTCTCACCGATGAAGCTACGATCTACATACTTAGAAAGCTCTGCCTGTGCATACATCTTAATCTGATTATTAAAGTATTTGGCATCTTTGAGGATTCTCATTCTAAGACCTTTGATGCCTTGGAATTGAGTCCCTCTCATTCTTCTATTGTTGTAGAAGACATATGTTTTTGCGTAGAGCGTAGACCTACCTTTAAAACGTAATTTCTTAAGAAGGTCTGCTTTTAATGCACCCTGAAGCTCAGGAAGCTCTCGGAGAAACTCTTGTGCATAACTAATCTCTAAAATCTCATCTCTCTTGCCGACAGAAACCAACTCTAAAATCTTACCTACGAAATACTCGTCTGAGGGGACACCTTGGATTTGAGTGATGTCTTGCTTTATTAAAGTCCCAATCGCCTTATTGAAGTAAGAATTAAAGTAACCTCGAACAGTACGGTGCAACTGCTCTAGGAACTTAACCTGCTTATTTCTACGCACTAAAATATTTCGTGAAGAAATAAGCTCTTTCTTTTCTTTGTCAGACGCTAGTGCGTTGTATTCTTTGACATCTTCATAAGTGTTGAAAGTAGGACAAACACACAATCTGAAAAGATCGTCCATTAACACAAAACCTTCTTCACCTTGGTGGTGTATGCTTGCACAAAGCTTGGCAAAGAGCTTAGAGCTTTCTGTTTCCACAATTCTCTGTCTATTTGCTCCTTGAATAGCCTCAAGACGGATGCCCATGATGTGCAAGAGATAGAGATTCGTAGCTCTATCCACGCAAAGTTGTAAAATAGCCTCAGTGTTCATGTTTTTTTCTCCAATATGTTCGTTAGTGTCTGCCTCACTAGAATACCCACAGCATAAAAGATAAAAAAATAAAAAAAGTACTTGCACAGGGTGGGTGTTTGTGAGAAAAGTAACCACAGCTCTCGAAGACCGATACTGTCACACAGAGCTTCTCAACTTCAAACCCCGATTTCGGGCGTAACAACAACAGGAGTCTTCATGAAAGACAATGTGATTTGTGACATACTCACACCATCTCAACCCACCTCAAGCACTGAAGGACTAGACCAACTACTCGACAACTTGGATTGTATCTATCCAGATTCTATTTCTGAAGAAGACTTTGATCTGCTCTTCAAAGAATTAGAGGAACAGCACCCCCCATCATCGGATGAAACACGACTCTTCTTGTTCAAAGACGACTGTCGCATTTTTTACGCATGGGCAAAGAAACTCCAACGTCAAGCCATCCGTAAAAAATATGTGAGCGGTTTAGACTACAAGCCAAAATATCAGATCAAAGAAGAAGCTCTCGATCTCGCTCACAGCTTCCTAACAGAACTCGCCTATAAGAATAAGCTAGGAGGGTACTGTGAAGAGCGAAGGTTCAACTACGTCAAGCACACCATGTTCAGCCAATGGATGACTCAACAGCGTCAGAAACTAGGAAAGCTCGCAGACTGTAGGACTGACAAGAGAAATAAGACCCTACGAGACATTAAAAAAGGAGAAGACAGCTACCAAACCCCCACACCACATTCTTATGCTTCTGTTGAAGTAGAAGAAGGAGTGTTCGAGAAGGAGCTGTATGATCCTTGTCAGACCACAGCAGAAGAAGAGTTAAATTTAAAGACTCTCATTGAGTCTATGGAGGACATTGTAAAGAAGTCCTGTTTGGGGGATGACGAGAAATACGCCATTTGGTCAGAGCTGTTAGACGCCTTCATTCAAGACAAGGTGTGTAACATTAAGAAACACTCAGACTCCGAGTGGGCAGATTTGTTCGGTATCCCTCTCAAAGACCTCCGTAAGCACAAGGCACAGATGAAAAAGGCTTTGAGAGAAAACCTCTCTATGTAAGAGGTTTATCTCTTACCACCATCGTAAGCTACTGCATGACCCATTCGGATCATCTCATCATTGAGAGACTCACCTAGTTCTTCCATGCCCTCCTCATAGAGCCAGATGACACCTAACCAGCGACCAAACTTGCCCTTCTTAACTGTGTTGATGACAACGGTCTTACCCTCGATACGAGATTTGAGGTAATTCTTAGCTTCATAACCCCTAGCTTTTTCTTCTAAGTCTTTGGTTCGTAGCTCTGGTGTGTTGATACCAATCATGCGAACCTTGACACGAGCAAAGTGCTTCATGCCTTGGTCGATCATAACTGTAATGGTGTCTCCGTCATATACAGAAATGACCTCTGCTTTGTAATGGTATAAATTAAGACTCATGTTTCATTATCCCTTGATACTGTATGCAATAGCAATGTCGGTAGCATTTCCATTATTTGTGATGTCGAGTGAGACTGTGAATTGATTGTTTGCACCGTCAATCTCTGAAACCCAAGGTGTCTGTGCAACAGTAAACTGACCACCAACACCACCTACGAACATAAGACTTACAACGATTGAGCTACCACCATTAACAAGACCTGCAACGGGAACTGTTACTGTGATACTTGTAGTCTGTCCTCCAGGGGCATTAAAGATTTCTTTGCCTTGATAGAAGTTAGGGGCAAAGTCAGAGCCTGTACTCTTAACAACACCACCGTCCATGTGAAGAACACCATTCCCTAAGTGATCAATGATAAGATCACCTGCTGTTGCACCATTAGCACCTGTCCCAACGACAAGCTCTATGTCCCCACCTCTGTTGCCATTACCATCACCTCGACCTGCATTTAAGAAGATGTTGCCTCCATCTGAGTCGAGAGCCGAGTCCCCTGCCCTAAGCTCTATTCGACCCCCACTAGATTTGTGCCCCCTACCCAACTCTACTGTGAAGTCACCCCCACCTCCACCAAACAAACCACCATCACCTGTGTAGAAAGTAATGTTTCCACCACTAAGCCCATCTTCATCTACGACATTGGAGTCAAATCCCTTACCAGTATTGACAATGAACTCACCACCTCCTGTTCTGTCATTTCCAACTTCATACCCTGCTGATGTCATAAAGTACATATCAGCGTCATCAGCGTCATTTACAAGATTGGTCGGAGGGTGGCTGATAACTCTTAATGCGTTATTTCCGTTGTCATAGAACAGATCAACATAGCCATTACCCTCTTTACCCTTAATTCTTATTCCTTGATCGTTAGGGTCAGCGTCATCTAGTCCTCGACCACTAGGGTCAACGGCAAATAAAGACTCACCATCAACCGAGTTTACAGCACCCTCAAGAGTAGCCGTTAGGTGTCCACTTGCGATGAGCTTAGAAATAGCTCCTGTGTTGTAAGATTTCTCTACAAGATCAGTCATCTCAAGAGTGACTGTATTATCCCCACCTACTCTATAAGTAAGCTGTGTGGGTTGTGCTTGAGAGCGAGTGTTCTGAGAGTTATCAAGATCGCCCACAACGTCTGTGAAATAGACCGAAAAGCCATCTGTTGCTTGAAGGTTAGTCTGAGTTCTTGGGTCAAGTGGACCAAGACCTGTGTGCGTGAGTATTAGTTTAGAAATAGTAGCCATAATAATATCTCTCCTAGTAGATTAAAGACCGATAGATGCGTTAAAATTAAGATAGAAGGTATCTTGAGGCTACACGGTTCGCTCTCTTTTGCTCCTCGGAAAGACAATAATCGAGTATAAAACTAGCCCTCTTTTTAAGATTAGCTGTTTGACTCGTTGCCGATCTAAAGAAAGGGTTATTTCTCTCTCTTTTGATTCTATCTTCGTCTTGTCTTCTGTGGAGTTCGGAGGTCATTCCGGGGAGTAGATCACCGTATTCATCAAAAAGGTCTTCATAGCCCTCTGGGATTTCTCTCTTTTTTCTTTCAGCGTCAATTTCTGAAATCTCTTTTTCAGCCCCTCTCCAATCGACCATGAAAAGAAGTATAAATGCGACTACAAAAATAATCGCACCTGCACCTAAGAAACCTAGAACATAATTCACAATCCCCAACTTGACGCAAATACTGCTAAGAATCTCTAGGATTGCCCAAGCTAAGAGCATATAGCCAAACATTTGTCCTAGTGTATCTGCTGCAGAACGCATAAAACTAGAACGTGCTTCCGAGTCTTTTATATGAGAAAGAATAAGTTTTAGCCGACCTTTTAGAGAAGACTCTTCTTTATATACCAAGTCGAGATATTTCTTAGCTTCTTTATTTCTTTTGCCAAAATCTAAAACCTCTTTAGCTCTCTTCTTAGCGTCTCCAAAATCACGGATGCCTTTGAAAATCTGCTTAAAGAATCTCTCGATTTCTCTGAAGTAAGGAATCTTACTTAGGAACTCAGTAATTTTTTCTTTGACAATACCAACTCCCATATCTTTAAGGTTGAACCCAAACAAGGCTTCTCTCTCTAAAGATGCGACCCTTATTTCTAAATCTCTAAGTAGTTCAGTAGATGTATTCTCTAACATTTTATTTCTCCCCGAAAAGTTATCTGCTTTTTTGTCGTACATTTTTTATGCCTTTGATCTGTGTGGGTTTCTATCCCAATAAACTATAAAAGGAGTATAAGATGATGGGTGCTGGTGTCATGATCACATGTAAAAATAGAGTTCTTCTTCTAAAGCGATCTAAAGACCATATGTGGAACTGTGCTGGAGGTTCTACAGAAAAGGGAGAGAGCAGATTCCAAACTGCCATAAGAGAGATGAACGAAGAAATAGTCAACGTGCCCGAAACTCTGAAAATAGTAGACCACCACAACACTAAAACATACACACTCTTCTATGGGATTTTAGAAGAGCCGTTTACGCCTGAAATAAATGAAGAGAGTATAGATTGGGCTTGGGTTAGTATTTCTGAAGTTTTTGACTTAGAAATACACCCAAAGGACTACCGCTCTCTAAAATATTTCTTAGCTTAGTAAAGGGGTAAGAAGAATACTTACTTTGTTCTTAAATTTAAAAGAATTAGAGCCACCATGACTAAGACCAAAACGCCCAACAAGTAAAAGGAGGTAAAGTCTGAAGACTCAGAAGCTTTCAGGAAGATATAATATCTACTCAAAGATTATTCTCCACCGAGAGGGTAATTCAACCAAGAAAAACGCTTCCGTGTTTTTAAGTAGTCTACATCTTTATCTTGAGTCCACGCTTCTTGCTCAAATCTTATGGCTAGGTATGAGTCTCGACTAAAACCTTTCTTCTTGATAAGTGCAGAGTAAAGATATTCAAAAATATAAATCAACAAGAAGCCCACCACAAAAGTCTCTAAGTACTGCTGAAAATGGATCGTCTCATGTCTTCTTGTTTCTTCAGATATTTCTCCCTTTGAGAAAACGAGAAAGAAAAGAGTGATCGCATTTATTTCTATCGGTGCAAACCGACTGAGAAAGACAGGGACTTTTGAATTCTCTACAAAGATAGGTTTTACGTCTCTAAACATAAGGACTCCAATAGTAAGTTTATAGTTGTACTAGGTAGCAGGTAACGGACTAAGAATAGAAAAAGGATAAATAAACTATGAGCAACACAAGAAAAATTGTGAAACTGCTAGAGCATTCTTGTAATTTAGCTATCTTAGAAATACTCAACACTCTTTCGGACACTAAAGACCCTTTAGTCAGGATAATCGCTATCCGAAGGTGGAAGAATGGCTATGGCATCTCCTCAAGGCTCCTAAGAATTAGCAGTGAGTTTTTTCATCTTGGGACTATCTACCACAATCAAAGCAAAGATAAATCTTACTCAAGAGACTTAGAGAGCACATTAACTACAGAGCAAAAGCTAGAAATAAACAGGCTCCACAAAAGAGCGGCCCTCTGGGTCTATCTTCATTGGAGTCCCGTTATTTCTGCAAAGTTATATATGCAGACAAAAGACAAGAATGAACTAGATAACGTGGCTTTCGATCTCTTAAAGCACAAGTACCTAAAGCTCACCAACGGTATACCCTATAGGAAACTGATCAAAATCTTCATCAAAAACCTCCCTTAATATTATATATGTCCTCTATGCTGAAATGGAGGACATATGAATGAAGAAAAACTGATCAAAACGATTGAAAAACTGAGGAAAGTAAGGACTAAAAGCGACCTTAAAGCTCCTCCAAGTAAGATACTCAAGTCAGAAATAAAACAAGGTGTTCCGCTAACTCTGAGACAATATCAAGTTCAGGGGGTTCTCCATTTATTAGCGATGCCTCGTTTTGTTCTAGGTGACGACACGGGACTTGGAAAAACGCTCCAAGTAATAGCAACTCTCTCTTATCTTTGGGATAAGCGTCCCGATGTTCCTGCGATCATTCTTACTACTAAGTCTGCGGTAGGTCAGTGGGAAGCAGAGTTTGATCGCTTCACTAATGGAGTGAAGATATTCAAGTGTTTAGGGACAAAAAAGAAGAGAGAAAAAATACACGCAGAATTTCAAAGTTACAACGCAGGACCTAAAGCGATTGTCATGGGGTACAGGACTGCGTGTATGGACTTTGATACCCTCAGAAATATTACAGGTCATGTAATGGTCTTTGACGAGGCTACTGCCTTTAAGAATGATAAGTCTCAAGTCCATCAGGTCTGTAAGCATCTCGCAGGTTCAGCAGAGCGAGTTTGGAGTCTTTCCGCCACGATCATTAAGAACAGGCTCATGGAAGCGTGGGCAATATATAAAGTCACAGTCCCCGGCCTGTTCACTACAAAGAACGCATTTATGCGACATTTCTGTATTACAAGAGATCAAATCCTTCCGGGAGGTAGGCGTAGAATCCCCGTAGTGGTGGGACATAGGAAATCAGACATAGAGGAGTTTAGAAAGATAATAGACCCCTATTTCTTAGGGCGACCTAAACATGAAGTAGCGAAAGAACTACCCCCTTTGACCACCAAAGTAATCAAGTGTGACTTAACCAAGCCTCAAAAGACTAAATACAAAGAAGCCTTGGAAGGATTCTTAGAGTGTATAGACCCCGAAACTGGCGAGTTAGTTGAGCGTGAAGTGACAAAGCTGACAGCGGTGACGATCTGCCAACAAATCGTAAATCACCCTGCTTTACTCGACTTTGATGGAGACAGTGGGAAACTCGAAGCTCTGATTGAGACTATTTCTACAGACTTGGAGGGTGAGAAAGTAATTATTTTCTCTCGCTTTAGAGCGATGGTCGATATTTTAGAAGCAGAAATAGAAGGCAAGGGGATCAAGACTTGCCGTATCACAGGAGCCGAGAGCGGTGAAGAAAGACTTGCCTCTCAGAAATCTTTCCAAGACGAAAAGTCTGAAGTTAAAGTCTGTCTTATTACAATGGCGGCGGCTGAAGGCGTCAATCTTCAACTAGCTAAAGCGGTTATCTTCTATGACACGCCTTGGTCAGCGGGAGATTATCTTCAAATTGTAGGTAGGATGATCCGCATCGGTAGTATTCACGACAAGGTGTTTGCCTACCATATGGTAGCCCCTAAAACGATTGACGATAGAGTAATGAAAACTCTGAGAAATAAGATGAACTTAATTGAGAGTGTTTTAGGCAAGAGACTCAAAAACGACGAAGATTCCGATATAGTAGAAGTCGGTACAAGCGAAGTTGCTGAACTATTTGACGGACTATTGGAGGACGCTCGTAATGTCTATGTGTAAAAAATGTGGAGGTGCAGGGTATCTCCAAAAAGACGATGGCTACATGGGTATGCCATACGCAATACCCTGTAGTTGTGCTGTAAAAAAAGCCTTAAATATCCAAGCGGAGAGAGCTTGGAAAGGCTTAACGGATACTAGGCTAACAAAAGCATCTTCTTTAAAAGGAAAGATGGAGGACAATGTTGTCATTGTTGGTGACAAAAGCTCATTGATGCTCAATCTGAGGAGTGCTCTTGCACACCGAAAAAAGCCCGAAGAGTTTGTTAAAGTAGTTTCAGATGCAACGCTCATGAGTGCTTGGCTCAGTAATCTTCAACTAGCTCAGTCAGAAATAATAGACCCCGATTTCCAAAGAAACATTCGTGTCCAATCTCTTGAAGACTTAGCAGAGTCTCCCTCACTCTTAATCGTGAGACTTGGAGTCAAAATGGCAAGAAATAGTGCCATGCCTGAAGTACTCGTAGAGACAATAGAACTTAGAGAGCATCTCTCTAAACCTACATGGATTGTAGAAGAGCCAAACCGCCCTTTACAAGAAGGACATATTTCTTGGTCGAGAGCAGTAGACGAGTCTATTGAAGGTTGGGAAAGAATAAATCTCATGGGAAGAAAGACTGAAACTAGCACACAACCAAAACGTAGGAGTATGAAGCTATGAAGATATTAAGAGCAATACTCCCCGACACTAGAGTTGGCGACAAAGACGACTTGATGTTTCAGAATTATATTTCTCTTCGAGAGAGTATTTTTCAATTCGACCAACCCACTGACGTAAAAATCTATGACTTTATTAAGACTTTTGCGTCTACTCACGGACATCTGCCTGAGCAAGATGTTGTCATACAATATTTTGACTCTAACAATGACTTTGATGAAGCAGATCGCATCCGACAGATTTCTAGCACTCCTGTCATATATCGTGGCGACTTTATTCTTGAGATTGAAAAGAGTGTAGAGGACGCACGACACATGGCATTAGCAGAGGCAATATCTTCTGCTAAAACGATTGCAAGACAAGGACTAGAAATAAAAGAAGGGCGGAACACTTTTACTCTGAAAGGAGTCAGAGATGCTACAAAGTTCCTCTCTAAAGAGCTTTCTGATCTACTCACCCCAACCTTTGGGGCGAAGTTAGGTGGGGATGTACTCAACGACGAAGACGCTTTTTGGGAGCATTATCAGAAAACTGTAGATACAGATGTTGGCGTACTCCCTAAGACAGGTCTGAAGTGCATAGACGATGCTATCGGAGGGTTCCGTAAAAAAGAGCTTTATATGGTGGCAGGGTTTACCGCACACATGAAATCCAAGACTACGATGAATTGGATATACAACCAAGCTGTCTATCAAGGTCTAAACAGCATTTATTTTCAGCTAGAAATGCACTATGAGCAGTGCAGAGAGACTATTTATGCTTTCCACTCTATGCACAAGAAGTTTAGAGATAAGAGAATAGCGTTAGGTATCCAAAAACAACAAACACCTGACGTGGGGATTGACCCTGACTCTATTAAGAATGGCACACTCACAGAAGACGAAATCGACTTGCTGAAGGATGTCGTTAAGGACTTAAGAGAAGGTGTAGAGAGTGGAGAGTATGGGTCTATTCAATTTGAAATAGCAGACCCCGATGCGATGGACATTACAGTCGAAGATATTAAGACTAAGGCTGAAGTGTTACATCAAAGAAGACCTGCAAAAGTCTTGGTTGTAGATCACGCTCTCTTAGTTTCATCAAGAAGATGGGTGGCTAGTACTACAGAGAGACTAAATGAGGTCATACGAGACTTAAAGAAACTAGCTCTCTCCTTTAACAGAGGTGAAGGCATCCCTCTTCTCTGTTTATTTCAGATTTCCCGTGAAGGATTTAGAGCCGCTGAGAAAAATGGAGGCTCTTACAATCTTACACACCTCTCTTATGCTAACGAAGCAGAGCGTTCTTCTGACGTTGTTATTTCCTGTTGGTACGGAGATGACATGAGAGAAAAAGGAGCGATCAAATATCAATGTCTGAAAGTCAGACAGGGTGGAGGGTTTGAGCCTTTTGAAGCTAAACCTGCTTGGCCTTCTGGTAGAATCCTCAATATCCCCATGCACTCTATCCCCACATATCAAGGGAAAAAGGGAGAGCAGAAAAAAGACCCATTAGCTGATGTTTTGGACGGATAAATGCTATTTGAAGACTTAGAAATAAAAAAACCAAACCTCTTAGATGAAAATGAAATATTTGGCATAGACCAAAAAATATTCATACCTAGAGGTCTGTGGCAAAACATTATTTCTTCGTACAGCAACGAAGAAATAATGAAAAGAATGATCGTTTTAATTGATGAAGGGAAAATCAAATTCCCATACCGAGAATATAACCTTGAAGAAATAAGAAACGAGTTTAGTTTACTTCAAAGCAAAGACGCCTCTGTCCAAGAAGGAAGTTGGTCGTGCAAGCGTATCTCTGAAGAAATACCTACTCAGTATAAAGAGCTATCTTTATATGTGCCACAAGCTCTGAGAATAGGGGCTTCTGTTTCTGATTTTTTCACACAAGAAGAGAGAATGGAAGTAGGGCATGAGAGGTTTCGCTCACCGTGGTCTGCATGGACAAGTGAAAAGAAGTCTTTCCTCAAATTCTTACTTAATCCTGTGATGTTCAATAAGGATGTCACACCAAAAGCATTGAAGAGTGCTTTAGCTATGAGAAGCTACATCGCTTCTCAGTTCAAACCTCAGTCTGCAAAAGTAATCTACGATTTCTTTGACGCTAAAAATGTGCTCGATTTCTCAGCAGGTTGGGGTGATCGCCTTGTTGGTTTCCACGCCTCAAATGCAGAGAGCTATGTGGGTGTTGATCCTAACTCAAAACTCCATCCAAAATATGAAGCTATTTCTGAATTCTGTGACACAGGAAAGAAAACAGAGTTTATCTGTTCTCCCGCAGAAGACGTTGATTTAGAAGATAGAGTATTCGACTTTGTATTTACCTCTCCACCTTATTTCACTTTGGAGAGATATTCTAAAGAAGAGACACAAAGTTGGAAGCGATACCCCAAAATGGAAAAATGGTTAGAGGGTTTCTTATTTCCAACTCTAACGAAATGTTGGAATCATTTATCTGAAGGTGGGCGTATTTGTGTCAACATTGCAGACGCATATACACAGGGTCAGAGAGAAGAAATATGTGAGCCTATGTTAAAACACATGGAAACACTAGGGGCTACATATGAAGGTGTTATCGGATATGAGATGGGTGCGAGACCAGGAAAAAACATGGGAGACACAAGTCTTATGTTTTGTGAGCCTATTTGGATATGGAGTAAAGGTGAAGCCCCCGAACCTAAGTTTAAATTAGAAAACTTTTTTGGAGTTTAAGAGATGTTATTTGATTACACCACTGAAAAGAAACCTCTCCAAGAGTACATAAAAATAATAGGAGACAAGCTAGTAATCCCCCCTAGCCAATGGTTGGCTATGCTAGACCATTACTCGAAACAAGAAATAAAGCCTCAACTAGCCGAAGCAATCAAAGGCTTGCCTTTCCCTGTTAGAGAATACACAGAACAAGAGGTTAAGTCTGACTGGGCAAAACTAAAGGCAGAAGAAATAAGCTACGCAAAAGAGTCATGGTTAGCCCCCCGACAAAGTAAAGAAACACCCTTACTCTATAGAGGTGAGCCTGTAGTGTTCACCTGTGGTAATTATGGTCTGAAAGTGTCTAACCAACACTCTCAGATTATGCGTATGAAATGTGGCTACCACTCAGGGAAAGCTCCTGTATTTGAATGGGAGAACTGCGACAAAAAAAATTCATTTCTAAGGTGTTTGTTCGGCATACTCAAGAGCGAGTTAGCCTCTAAAGGCATAGACCAAAGCACTCTTTATCGAGCATTAAAAATGCACACCTACATGGCGAGTCAGTTCAAGCCCTCATGTGCTAAGACTATCTACGATTTCTTTGGTGCGAAAAGAGTGTTAGATACTTCAGCAGGTTGGGGAGATCGACTTGTAGGCTTCCACGCTTCTAATGCGATCAGCTACATAGGGATAGACCCTAACTCTGAGCTACACCAACCCTACGAAGAGATCAGCAATTTCTGTAATACAGGTAAAGAGACTAAGTTTATCTGCTCTCCCGCTGAAGATGCTGATCTTACAGGGGTTGAAGTGGACTTTGTATTCACTTCCCCACCTTACTTTGACATAGAGAGATATAGTGAAGAAGACACTCAGAGTTGGAAGCGTTATCCTACTACAGATAAATGGTTAGAGGGCTTTCTATTTCCCATGCTTAGTAAGTCTTGGGGTTGTCTCGTTGAAGGGGGTCGAATAGCGATCAATATAGCAGATAAAAAAGGTGAAGATATATGTACTCCTATGTTGAAACATATGGAGTCGTTGGGAGCTACTTATGAGGGTGTAGTTGGCTACAAGCTCAACAAGAGGAATGGTATTGGTTTAATCGGAACTTTCTGTGAACCTATTTGGATATGGAGTAAAGGTGAAGCCCCCGAACCTAAGTTTAAATTAGAAAACTTTTTTGGAGTCTAAATGCTGTTTGATTTAGAACGAGAACCCAAAAAACCGATAGAAGAGTACTCTACCGTAATAGAGAACCGTCTTTATATCTCTACAAAAGAATGGGATAACTTGCTCCATTATTTCTCTGAAGAAGAAATAAAAGCACACCTATCAGAAGAAATAAAGAAGCTACCTTTTCCTCTACGAGAGTATGAACTAAGCGAAGTTAAAAAAGACTGGTTGAAACTAAAACAGTCAGAAATAGAGCTGAAAGAAATAGAGTGGGAAAATCCAAGACAAGTAAGAGGCTTAGAGAATAAATACTTAGACCAACACCTATTATTTTCAGGAAATAATAGGGGAAAAACTATCTCAGACCAATACACTCAAATAGTAAGAATGAACTGTGGGTATCATTCGAGTAAGTCCCCTATCTATGAATGGCAAAATCCAGATAAAAAGAATAACTTCCTCAGAGGCTTCTTTGGTTTTAGGAGCGATGAACCTTACACTAGAGGTGGCATCAATAGTCAAACTTTAAGGAGAGCAATCATGAGCCACTCTTATATGGCTCAACAGTTTAGACCTGTGGTTGCAAAATGGCTATACGATTTCTTTGACGCTAAAAATGTACTCGATTTCTCAGCAGGTTGGGGAGATCGACTCGTTGGCTTCCACGCCTCAAATGCTATTTCTTATGTGGGAGTAGACCCAAACACTAAACTCCACCCACACTACAACGCTATTTCTGAATTCTGCAACACAGGAAAGAAAACAGAGTTTATCTGCTCTCCTGCTGAAGATGCTGATCTTGAAGATAGAGTATTCGACTTTGTGTTCACCTCTCCACCTTATTTCAACATTGAGAAATACTCTGAAGAAGAAACACAGAGTTGGAAGCGATACGCAACACCTGAAAAATGGTTAGAGGGGTTCTTGCTTCCAACTCTAACGAAATGTTGGAATCATTTATCTGAGGGTGGGAGAGTATGTGTTAATATCAATGACAAAAAGAACATAAACTTATGTGAGCCTATGCTCAAACACATGGAAAAACTGAACGCCCACTACGAAGGTGCGATTGGATATGAACTTTATCAACGAGGCGGCCAGAAAACAGAAAAGCCTTTTGCTGAACCTATTTGGATATGGAGTAAGGGAGAAGCCCCCGAACCTAAATGGTCACAAGATAATTTCTTCGGAGTTTAAAAATGGAATTATTTGATTTAAGTGCAGAAAAAGAAACAACAAAAAAGCTCTCAGACTACAGTCTTATAGAAAAAGACGAGATTTCAATCCCCCCTCATATTTGGAGTGAAATAAAACATAACTTCGAGAAGAAGGAAATAATCGAACATCTTTCTAGTCTGATAGAAGAAAATAACCTACCTTTCCCCGAAAGAAAATACACACACAATAAGCTAAACAAAGACTTTAATAGTCTGAAACAAGAGAGCAAAGAAATAGAGATTGGAGATTGGGTTTGTCTAAGAACCATCCCTGATGTGCCCACTACATATTTAGATAAGCCGTGTTACTTCCAATCTTCATCTCATGGTTTAAAAGTGTCAGATCAGCACACACACATTGAAAGAATGAAGTGTGCTCATTTTGAGCACAAAAGCCCGATGAGAGAATGGACTAGAGACGGATGCAAATCAAAGACTCGATATGTATTAAGAGTTCTTTGGACGCTTTCCGAGAAAGACGCTTTGAAAAATGGTGTCGGAAATAAGCAACTTAGAGATTGTCTGAGATTAGGAAACTACATGGCGTCTCAGTTCAAACCTTCATGTGCAAAAACACTTTACGATTTCTTTGACGCTAAAAATGTGATCGACTTCTCCGCAGGTTGGGGTGACAGACTCGTTGGGTTCCACGCTTCCAACGCAGAGAGCTATGTAGGTATTGACCCTAACTCAAAGCTCCACCCACACTACAACTCTATTTCTGAATTCTGCAACACAGGAAAGAAAACAGAGTTTATTTGCTCTCCCGCTGAAGATGCTGATCTTGGAGATCGTAAGTTCGACTTTGTATTTACCTCTCCCCCTTATTTCAACATTGAGAAATACTCTGAAGAAGAGACACAAAGTTGGAAACGATATAAAACCAACCAAGAATGGCTCGATCTGTTTTTTCTACCTAGTTTAAAACTAGCTTGGGAGAGCTTAGTCCAAGGGGGGAGAATTGCAATCAACATCGCAGATAAGGGACACTCAAGAACCGATGTAAATGCTTCTATCTGTGAACCTATGTTGAGTTATATGGAGTCAATAGGAGCAACGTATGAAGGTGTTATCGGGTATAGGATGAACAAAAGACCTGGCGATAGGATGGGAGAAGTAGGTGGTTCTGTTTATGGTGAGCCTATTTGGGTTTGGAGCAAAGGAGAAGCTCCTGAACCTAAATGGGCTAAAGAGAATTTCTTTGGAGTCTAAGAATGAAATATGAAGAGCTAGTGAAAAACTACAGAGCAAGGAAGCTCGAAAGGAAAGGCGACTATCTTTATTTCATCCAATCTTCTAACACGGGAGAAATAAAGATAGGGAGGTCTAAACATCCTGAAAGAAGACTCAAAAACTTACAGACAGGAAACCCCAATACTCTGAGAATAGTTGCATCTTTAGAGGGTTTGGGGTGGAGAGAGAAAGAACTCCACGAAGAACTCAAAGAGTGGAGAGGTTCAGGAGAATGGTTCAGTTATGACTGTGTGGGTAGTATTCCTGTAGAAATATATGACCTCATCCCATTTGGGGGTTTTGACGATTGGTGGGAAAAAAACTAAAAGATCAAAGGTCTGTCTACAAGAACAAGATCATTAGAAGACTCTAATGTCCTAGCAAGAGAGTTCCACACTCTCTGAGCATCTGAAGAAGTACTGCTTCGACCAAAAATACATTTCATAGGTACAGCTATGAAATCCTTATTTTTTTGGTCTTCATAAAACTCTGTGAAGATAGCTTCATACATCATCCGACCAATGCCTGTGCCTCTTAGCGAGGTTCCTTGATTGTCGTTCGTATCTAAATCTGAGTCTGTAATCATGAAAACTCTAGGTAAAAGACAGGAGACTCCTTTTTTCCTGTCACACACATCACTACCACCCATCTCTGCTAAGTTCACAACATCGGGATAACAATCTCTAACTTTCTGCAAAGATTGGAAGTTCTTATAGTCAAGCTTCTGTCCTCGAATATATCCGATCTGTTCTCCATTACCATAGAAGGTGACACCCAAGTCATCGCCAAGAGTGTATGTGTCATACTCTAAAACACCTTCATACTTGCCATATGTCTCTAAGGGCTTAAGCAGATCGTTCGCAATTTTCTTTCTCATAGCTTCTCCTTTAACTTTAATAATCAAAACATATAAAGAAGATATAAAGGAGGTACAAGTTGAACAAACGTGCTTTAAGAATCAAAGAGCAAATAAACATAGAAGCCGTACTACAAGAGTACGGCTACGATGTCCATGTAGACGGTGGAGAACAACAATTCCGATGTGACTTGCATGGTGACGGTTCAGATAATGCACCCTCAGCTAGAGTCTATCCTCAAACGAATAGTTGGTTTTGCTTTGCATGTGGAAAAAGCAGAGATGCTATTTCTACCGTAGTGGAAAAAGAAGGACTCTCTTTCAATGACTCTTGCTCCGTTTTGGAGAAGAAATACGGACTTAGTGAGTGGGTCTTCAAAAAAAAGAAGGACGTGTACTCTGAAAAAAACACAAACCCTTCCGAAATAGAAGTGCTCTCCAAGCGAGTATATACGCTGTTGAAAAACAAAACCGACAATAGAGAAATAGAGTTATCTCAAGCAATAAGAATGTGGGAAGCATATGACTTCATAAGTTCACTAGAACTTCAATCTTTGGAACAATGGCAGAAGTTATATAGCAAACTCACATAAGGAGATACCAATGTCATTGTTTTCTAAGGAAGAGCTAAAAGCCATATTCGATAGCACTATGCAGACTCTAATGGAGGAAGCTAAAAGTCCAGAAGAGCTTATAAGCATTTGGATTAATATAGGGACAAAGTTGGGTGTGAATTTTTACTTTCCACACTTAAAAGTGGTCGTACACTCTGACGAAGATGGTACTAAAGAAATGGTAGCTTTAGTCGGCTCTCCTTCTGAAGAAATAGTAGAATTCTTCAGCTCAGAAGAAGTTATGACAGATGAGATAATAGACATTGTGCTCAAAGAAATAAAGAACACTAGAGGGGTGTACCATTGATCTATAAAAGAAACGGGATAGTCTTTATGTCTATCCAAAGCAAAATCTGGCAGAACCCTAAAATAGCCAGAATAATGCCTGTAGATGGAGACTCTTGGGGCGAATACGCTGAACTCAAGGGGACTGAGTGGGAAAGCCTCATACCAAGTATTTCTGAAGATATATTGGATCGTGCTTTACATGGAGATGCGACACCTCTAATGCGAGAAGTCAGAGAACCGCAAGGATGTTTAAAAAAAGCACCTGTAAATAAAACTTGCTCTAGCTATAAAAGCTGTGCCTCCTATCACAAGAAATACTGCCAGATCGAACATAAGAAAATGCCTGATTGTTTTTCTATGGAAGAATCTAATTTAAACCATATACTGATCTCTGCTTGGAGAGACAATTACCACATTGTGAGAGTGATATGATCAATACACCCTTTAATCGAAGAGTCGTAAGAAACAGCAACACAGAGAGCGTTTATATGGACGATAGCCATAGCCCTCAAGGGGCAGTCACTACCGTAGAGAACCATATTTATTTCTACGAGTCTGTAAACCCCAAGTCTGTTATGCTTCTAGGGATTGCTATCCAAAACCTAAACGATCAGATTATCCAAGTATCTCAAAACTTAGGTTTGAGTACAGCCCCTCCAATCCACCTCCATATCAACTCTTATGGTGGAGACGCTTTTGCGGGTCTTGCAGGTGCAAGCCACATTCTGAATAGCCAAGTTCCTGTCATCACATATGTAGAAGGCAGTGTCGCTTCCGCTGGGACAATGCTCTCTGTAGTAGGGGCTAAAAGATATATCACTGAGCACTCCTTCTTCCTTATGCACCAAGTTTCAACTGGAGTTTGGGGGACTTACGAAAACTTAAAAGACGAAAAAGAAAGTATGGACTCTCTTATGGAGATGATAGAGTCCATTTATTTGAAGCACACTAAAATGAAGAAAAAAGAGCTAAAGAAACTCTTAAAAAGAGACCTTTGGCTAAATGCAGAACAATGTCTACAGCATGGTGTCGTAGACGAGATCATACATTACGAGAGAAATTAAGAATGCTCGACTTCTTTAACCACAAATACAAAACACGTTTTATCGTCATCTTGCATACTACAAAAAAGATGATCGACCATGTTGAAGACGACAATGAAAAAGAGAAATACAGAAATGCACTCGCCACGTTACTGCATGAAGGCAATCGCAGATTTGACAGATGGTGGATACCTGAGTTCTATTTAAACAAGCGAAAGTCTGAAGCAGTCTATTCTCTTATGGGAGTGATAAGAGACAAAATAGAGCGAGAAAAGAATCACTTTTTCGGATAATCTTCAAACATGTTTCGAGGGTTTTTCCTCGCTTCTTCTCGGATAATCTTCTCTGTTTCTTTGAGCTTAATCTCTGCCTTATGCAGAGCAAGAGCTTTATCTTTAAGGTCTCGGTTCAGCCTCATGTTCCCAAAGACCGTAAACTCATGGTTGTCACGGTCTTGAAGACGTGAAGTAAGCCCTGTAACACTAGGCATTAAAGACTTTAAGAGTTTAGGGTCAATATGCTTAATAGCAATGTCCCAAACCATATCGAGAGATAAGCCTTGTGCCACTAAGATTGGCTGTCCTCCGTACTCAGTGCTCATTCTTTGCTTCGATAGAGTAATCCCCGATCTTGTTTGAAGCTCCAAATCGAAATAATGAACAGGCATTGGTGTCTCAGGCTTATCGAAAGTGAGCTTAAAGAACACATGGAGGTTTTTATCTCCAAACGTCACTCTTGGCTCATCTACATAGCCCCACTCATGTATGATCAATCTGAAACTTTTGGACTCTACAAGACGTTGTAGGAATTCTTGCTCAATCTCCGACATTGGGATGTAAAGAGAGTTCTTATTTCCCCCACCAAAATCATTCTTATCTTTCATTTTTAGCACCCATAGTCTTCTTCAAATTCTTCTTCGTCGTATTTCTGCGGAACATCTGAGTCCAACATATTCCCACCTTCTTCGCCTTCTACGGAAGGTACGTCTCCCACAGAGACGAAAGAAACAGCTTCAGAAGACAAAGCAAAAATAAAAGTAAGAATTAAGACCAAGTAAAAAAAAGAAACTCTCAAAGCACACCTCCTTGTTGTGTTTCACTATAAAGGAGAATACCGACCATTAAAACATTTTTGAGAGGTCTGTATAAATAGAAAGCAAAGACTCGTTCGATGAGCCTCTCTTAGACATGGCGTGATCAACAAAAACATCAACGTCAAAAGAAAGCACACGTTGGTTTCTTATGATTGCACTTTTCAAGTCTTCTTCCACAAAACCTTGAGAGAGAAAAGTTAAGACTACATCAGGATTGACATAATAACTAATAGTGTCTGAGCCGGAAAGATGGCTCAAAGAACTTCTTGCTCTTTCTGTAGCCACATTTAGCGTGTTTACTATTTCTTGGACAACTCTAGGTTTAAGGTCTTCTACCTCATCTTCCACAAACTCTAGTATTTTGGCCTGCAAAGACTTTTGTTCCTCTTTCAAGGCTTCAAACATCTGCTCAGTAGCTTTGTATTTCCTCAAGTCTGAAGGTCTGATCTCTCCAAAATACTCTTGGAAATAGTAGTTTATCTCAACATGAGATAAAGGGATACCATTCCTATCTACAAATACTCGGTTAAGTTTACCCTTCAGTGCTTTCTTTGCGTAGGACTTCAGTTCTTTAATCACTACACTGTCTCTTAGGGAAGCTACATTTAAAGTGCCTTTTTTTCCGATAAACTGAAGTTCGGCAAAGTTCGACTTAACAAACGTAATGTGTTCGGGTGCGAGGGTAACTGCACCAAAAGTCTCTACCTGAACTCCTGCAACACTAGATGCGTTACCTTCACGTCCGGGACGGATTCCTGTTTCCATAAGAATAGAAGTGACAATAGCCTTGAACTTTGTTCTCTCGTTTGAACTCTTCAAGTCTTTTTTAACCTGTTGCACGATAGTGTTGTACTTCTCTACAATCTTGCGAACAAGGTTCACTTTATTCTGAAGCGTATCTCTTTCATTACCAAAAATATCCGTCATGTTACGGATAGAGCCATCGTCATCTGTCTCGATCACAATGTTATCTGGCAAGAACGCTTTGATTTCAGGAGGCAACAGACTCCGTAGATTTTGCTGTGCATTAGAAATAGTAATCTGAATGTATGCTTTCTCTACGTTGTTTTTTATTATTTCTTTCGCCTCTGTCGCCGTCTTTGCACCTAAGAGATGATCTCTCAAGGCGTAGATACACTTCTCTCGAAAACTATATGCGACACTATAGTCCGTAGGCTGACCCACAAAAGCATTTAAAAATGACGACACTTGAGAGCTTGCTTTAGCTAACTGAACAAATTTCCTTGCAGGACTTCGATCTGCTTTAGCTGTTGTCGCTATACTCTTAACTTCTCTAGCTAATCTAGTGTAAGAGCGTAGTGCCTGAGAAACATGCCTCGCTTGTTCTTTTTGCTGTACTGCATTTAACACATATTTTGGCATGACTATTTCTCCTTAAGGTCTCTCTAATATTGCGATACAAAGATTAGAAGAAGGTTTATTTCTCGCAAGTGAGTTCCAAACTCTTCTAGCATCTTGTGATGTACGCCCCACTTCACAAGCATCAGGAATAAAAATAAAAGGCTTCTTCACCTTATCCCAAAAAATACGAAGAAACTCAGTGTACATTTGAAGCCCAAGACCTACACCACGAAAGCTCTCGGACAAGTCAGACTCATTTAGAGTAAGAATCCGAACATCACCTCTGATTGTAGAGGTAGTTGAGTGGCTCTCTGCTAGTGCTTGAATATCAGACTTGCATTGATAAGAAGATAAGTCTTTTGTCTCAACTAAGATGCCCGAGATATTTCCGACATCAGAACCCTCATATTGAAGCTGAAGAGATAAGTGCCTACCAAAGCTACTTCTCTCATAATATTCTTCATATGAGATAGGTAAAGAAAACTTCTTATTCTTAATAGAAGAAGCGTATTTCTTTGCCACTCTCTCTGCGGAACTACCACCCATGATTATAGCGTCCCGTCAAAGTCTTCACCGTCTTCTAATTCGCCTAAAGGCTTCTGCTTTTTCTGAGATGGAGAAGGGGTTGGGGAACTAGGGCTTTTATCTTTATCTAAAGCTGAAACGGCAACGTGAGTGTACTTGTCGAGTGCCGCTTGACCTAAGATGTAGCCAATCTGAATGAAGCCACTCGTAACGATCATGGTTACAAGCACCATGAAAGCATAATGCTCAATCTTAGTCTGATATTCCCAGATCACATAAAACATAAGGAATTTCCACCCAAGGTCTGCGAGCAAGTACGCTAAAAACTTCTTGCTCTTGAGAGGTAGTTTATCAAACTGTGTTGGGTCTTGAGGTTTTTCATTGCTCATGAGAGTGCTCCTAGATTTGAGGATTTAAAACTCGAACACATAAATAAACTATCTATTTACCCTCAAAGTTTTCTTAACCTTCTCTTGTTTTGGTTTGATCTTTGAAATCGTGTTGACTCTTGACTTATTTGCTCTCGACTGAAAGTTGTCTTCTATTTCTTGGTCGTGTTCTCGATCTTTGAAGAGTCCGGGATAAGAATCGAGTATTTCTTGGAGCCGAAACTGCTCCTCTGGAAGCATAGTATCAAACAAACTTAAAAAGTCTTTTCGACTATGTGGGTGTTGGACTAGAAATTCTGCAATAAGATAGTCTGGAAGATATATCTTATTTAGAGGATTAGTGTGTGTCCCCTTCAGAGTGTTGACACCTTCTTTGTTTATCCAAAAATTAGACATTAGTTTTCTCCTGTAGACCATATAACAAAATAAGAGCGTCATAAACATACTAAAGGAGTTGGAATGTTCGCAGATTTCTTGGAAGAAATAAGAAGACCCGAAATAAAGCCCAAAGATTGGATGAAGGATGTCGAGCTTATTCTCGGTACTACAGAGAACATCTCTCAAGCGATAGATGAGTGTATTGCCTCAGATTATTATGGGTGTGACATTGAGACTACGGGACTAGACAACAGAGTCTATGGGGGAAGGACTGTAGACTCTATTGTAGGTATCGGTATCGCTCCGAATGAAGAGAAAGCCTACTATTTCCCTGTCGGACATAGAGTGGGAGACAGCAACAACATCCCTTGGTCTGTATTAGGTCGAGAGTTTGGACGCCTCTTCTCTACAGAAGTGAAAGCAAACCCCGTATTTCACAACGCTAACTTTGACTTGGAATTTCTCGACTACAACGGCTTCTTCGATATTGGAAGCAAAAGATTTAATGATGGGAAGAAGTGGGAAGACACCCTTATTCTGACTTATCTGCTAAATCCTCGGGAAAAGGGGGGCAGAGGTCTGAAAGCCCTCTCTAAAAACCTCTGCGGTATGGAGATGATAGAGCTAAACGAACTTATACCCGATTCAAAAGTCAAAGATTACAGCACACTCGACCCCTCTTGGCCTCCTAGCGTCTTATATGCGGCTGCTGATCCTCTTTGTACTCTAAGAGTGTTTAACATCCTCTACAAGAAATACCAAGAAGCTCCCGAACACACCAACTCTATGTATAATTTAGAGAAATCTTGTGCTGTTTCTGTCAGATGGATGCACAGATGCCGTGTACATGTAGACGCAGTAAGAACAAAAGAGTTTGTGTTAGAAGGACACCAAGAGTGGTGGGACTCTCTACTTGAAGTGTATAGTGGAGCGAAAGACATTCTTGGGAGAGATATTTCTCCGTCTTTCCTCAAGCTCATGAAAGGAGAGTTAAAGGGTGAGAACCACTTTAAGACAGACAAGATCAAAGAAGGTGTTTTTTATAAGACAATCTTAGACGAAGCACGAAAAGAGGCGAGGAGATTATATCCAGACCCCAATCAAACTCTTGAAAAGAACGTCAATATTGTAGGCAAGGAAGGCACAGAGAAAATCGAGTTCCCTCTTGTTTACGACATTATGTCGCCACAACAGTTGGGTCTGTTATTTCGAGAGCTAAACATTCCAAACCTCCAAATATCTGAGAAGTCAGGGCAAGTTAAGACAGGTGCAGATGTTTTAGACGAAGTGATCGAGAAGTCGTACAAAGACTTCCCTTTCATGGCAAAGATGAAACGACTGAGAAATATCAGTCGGGCTTTAAACCAATACTTAATCCCATTCTTAGAGGATGTCGGAAGAGATGGTACGCTTAAGCCTTCTTTTAAGCAGTTTTCAGCCGACACAGGCAGGTTTAGCTGTAAAACCACCAAAGACCCCCAAAAGACAAAAGACGGAGGCTGTCGTGTGCCGTTTCAAGGGATACCTTCCTCCTATGACTCAAGTAAGCCTCGTATTGTAAACCAAATGCGTAGTTGCATTGATGTACGAGACAGAGAGAATTGGTTAGTAGCTATCGACTATGCAGGTGTCGAGTTAAGACTCGTAACCAACCTCTCTACTGAGCCAAAATGGATCAAGGCGTTCTATCAATGCTCTGAATGTGAGCATGAGCTTCCACAGCAGATAACAGAAGAAAACCTACCGATTGAGACTCCTCCTTTCTGCCCTAAGTGTGGCTCCGACAAAATAGGAGACTTGCACACAATCACGGCTGTTGCTTTCTATGGTGAAAACGCTAAGAAAGACCCACGTTGGAAAGCACTCCGTGGACATGGGAAGCGTTGTAACTTTGCACTGAGTTACGGAGGTACAGGTAAAGCAGTTCAGCGATCAATTGAAGGGTGTACGGCAGAAGAAGGAGAGGAGAAGTTCCGTAAATTCACCACGACATACAGGACACTGACAGGTTGGTGGAGCCACCAGCACAAAGTAGGAAGAAAGCAAGGGTATGTGAAGACTGCTTTTGGGAGAGTCCAACCTTTGCCAGAAATAAACTCTGAGGACTTCCGAAAGAAATCAAAAGATGAGAGAAAAGCAGTAAACGGCCCTATACAAGGAACGTCAGCAGACATCACCAAACTTGCCATGAGCCTCATATATAAAGCGGTACAGCAAAGAAATTGGTTCGATAAGCTCCACATGATTCTTACGGTACACGATGAGATCGTCTTCGAGATACATGGCTCTATCCTTGAAGAAGCTATCGAGATTATTTCTAAAATCATGGCAAGAAATAAAGCGATTGCCAACCAAAATTGGCCTGTACCTCTTCTTGTAGATGTTGAGCTTGGTAAGCGTTGGGATGTACCTTATGATGTAAAGGACATTAAAGAGCGTACCGCAGGTGAGAAAATATTAAAGACATACAAGTGCTCTGATTGCAAAGAGACAGGGAAGATCAAGACCACTATTTCTGAAACAGTCTGCCATGAATGTGGAAGCTCAAACATAGACTATAAATACTCCGCAGAAGAAAGACTGCTCACACAAAACGAAGTAGATGAGCTTTACTCTATTTTCAAAGAGAGCAAAAAGGAAGAACCACACTCTGAAGATATGACGACTGAGGTGGCTCCTACAAAAGAAACGAAAGCAGAGCGATACGAGATAAAAGAGCTTACAAAAAAAGAAGCAGAGTCTCTTGCTTTGTGGTTAAATGAAAATAAAAACAAGAAGACAGAAGTCTTCTTTGAAGGTCGAAATATCAATACATTGTTGTGAGAAATAGTGATGAAAGATTTGTTTGTAGAATGTAATGACATGGGTTTGTCTGAAAAAGAGTTCAAACAAACCTTTTGTGATGTCTGTAGAAATAGAGAGTGCGTTCGTGCAGATTGGGCTTTCTCTTCTTGGGACAAAAGAATTCTAACACAAGCAGATCGTATGCTCATCAACCCCAACATTGTCTCACAAACAGAAAGCTCCCGTTGGGAGGGTATTTCTAACTTGGAAACTCTTGAGAATTCTGGTGTAGTCGAAGTTTGGAACTTCGATCCGACGCCACAAGAAACACCAAAACAAGTCGAAATTATTTCTACGGCAGAAGAAATAGCGGAAGTAGAGCAAAAACCTACAGTTGTAAAATCAGAACCTGAACAAAGAGTCAGTAGTTTTAATACACCTGCTAAAAGTATCACCATTGGCGGTAATATAGAGTCCAAGCCTAAGAATGACCCTTGGGCTGTACCTGCTAAAAACAACCTAAAAGTTGGTGGCACTTTTAAGATGGGGGAGTAACTAAAATGATTGAGATAAACATCACAGAAGAAATACTCAAAGGAAACATCGTCGCTATTTCTCAAAGTGACCTTTTAAAATTAAATCTTACAGAATATGCTTTGAAGTCAACGTACCTCCACCCTTCAAAAATAAGAGAAGAAGATAGAAACAAAAAAGTAGTGGTTCTGGGGAAGCTAAATGAGCAAGAAAAACAAGTATGGCGAAATTACATGGCGAAAAATCAAGCCTCAAAGTAGAATCCCGACAGACATCATAGAGGACTTTCTGAAAAAAGAACCTAAAGCTATAGAAGAAGCAAAGCTGTGGATAGAAGAACATGGCCTTACGATACTATTTGTCCAAAATATAGCTAAAGGTGCAGAGAAAGTTTGGGTTTCTGACGAGGGTATCATTTATATGTGTGAAGAAAGCGAACCTAGCTTAAAAGACCTCACTATAAGGTGCAGGATCGCCAAAATGAGTGCTGAAAAGCTAGAAGAGCTAGGCACAGACAAGAAAAAGATACTAAAAGAGCTTCAAAAAATAGAAAAACCTCTGTAAATGTTCGGTATAGTCAAGAGCAAACACTAACAACGAAAGAAAGGACTCAAGATATGAGCACCATTTCAGAAAGAATTCAGAATCTATCTACCCTCCTCTCAGAAGCACAGGTTGACTCAGCTAAGTGCGATAAGGGAAATAAGGCGGCAGGAACCCGAGTACGAAAGCTAATGCAAGAAGTCATCGCTGAGTGCAAGGAAGTCCGTAAGGCAGTGCTTGAGGCGAGAAATACAGAGGGCTAAACCTGTAACTCTCCTTTACGAACGTATCTCCTTACAAAAAGAGCAGACCTCTAAAGTCTGCTCTTTTTGTATTTATTCTATGTATAATAAATACAAAAGGAGAGACTGAAATGAGAACGAAAACAGCTAGAGTAGCCACTAAATTCCTAAAAAAAGCATCAGATAATCTGAGTCTCCACGTCTATGACTTTGATTGGACGTTGTTTAAAAGCCCACCTCCTCCAAAATGGTGGGACTATGTAGAACATGGAGCTTGGGAGTCAGACTCTATTTCTTTAGGAAGACCCTTCGTACCTGATTTCCCCCAAAGCTCCAAGTATTGGATTCCTGAAACCGTTAAAGCGGCGATGACTTCCATCAACTCTCAAAACACATGGGCGATCCTATGTACAGCAAGAGAAGACAACGGAGGTTTAAGGTATCGTATTGCAGAAATACTCTCGGCTAGAAATATCGACTTTGATGAGATATTCTTAAGAGAAAAACATTTAGAGGGCATAGAGTATAAAGTCAGCGTACTGCTGAATAAGATCAACACTCTTCCTGTCAAAAGTGTCCATCTCTGGGAAGACAGAAAAGAAAACATAGAAGCATACGAAGAAGTCTGTAAAGGACTAGGTATCCCTTTCTACGGACACCTCATTAAGATTGAGCAACCTGAAAACAACATACCCAAAGAAGAATATGAGTCTTTCATAGAGAGCATTTAAAGACATGATGAAAACACAAGCGATATTTCTTTTAGCTATTCTGTTCAACTTGATTATGATGCAGAGATCAATACATCAAAAAAAGAGCTACCCCACAAATATCCCACACTCTGAAAACTGCCAATACCCCTATAAAGAAATAGTCCTAGTTAGACCTGAATACGGCATCCCTATTTCTAAAAAAGTAGTTTGTAAGTACAGCGAAAATAAGCTCTTGTCAGATGTACTCATCTATAACTATGAAAAAGGCTTCCAAGAAAAGAAGCCTGTAAGAACTGTCAGATATAAATGGAAGGGTAGAGTTTTAAAAAAGATTCTTATCTCAAACCATTTATCTTACGCTGACAGACCATTCAAAGAAATAATAAACCTTAACTGACCACGCTAAGTTGAGTTCTCAAGTAGTTTCTCAAGGTTTTTAATTCAGAAACAGTCTTTTTAGGACACTGAATAAATCTCTTGTTTGTGCCTCTCAGTCTCTCCATCGGGGGTCGAAGTCTCTTTCTTATTTCCCCTGTAAGAGAGCTGTCAAAGTCTGAAATACTAGCGTTAATTCTTTCAAGGTGTCTCAGAACCGTTTTAGGCATCGTACCCTCTTCCAAAAGCTCAAGAGAGTCGTTAATTTTGCCTACAAGATTTCTAAGTTTTCTTGTTTGCGAATTGACACCTTCATTCTTCCAAGAGCCTCCACTTGACGCAAGACCTATGGGATACTGACCTTGTTTCAGTTGCCCACCTACTGTCTTATGCTTTGCACGATCATAGGTAGAAATATAGCCTCTGCTTGTTTTGCTCGCAAGAGTCACTGCAAGTGCTTGCTTCGCCTCTCTAAGAGTATCAAACACTTTCACAATCTGACGCCCACTAGGACCTAATCTACCATGTTGTTTCTTTAGTTCAAACTTAGGAAGACCATGCTTATCTCGAATTGGTGTAATGAGCATCTCATAATATTTAGACTGATTCTTAGCTTTATCAATCTTGTAGAGCATCGCACCTTCTCCAAGCTCTACTTTTCTTTTAGTCAAACCTTCATCGAACAAATAAGCCTTGCCTGCGATTTTCTGAATCGAAGCAGTGCGAGACATAGAAACTCTTTTTTCTAAGAGAGCTACACGTTCTTCAAGTTGTCCAATAATACTACCAAGTCTCATAAATCTTCTCCCAAAACCTGCACTAAGCGACAGGGTTGCTTTTAGTCTTTCTTTTGCTTCTGTAGAGATACTGTTCGGATTGACCATAAACCTTGCAAATGTCTCTGCAAAGTCTTCATTTGGATTTCTCTTGCCGTAAGAAGTAGGAATATTTAACTTAGACAGAGTGTCGTTATTCTGAGCTTCTTCAAAAGGAAGCTCTCTCCGACCTCTCATCACACCATCCCAAGAAGAGTTCCACAATACATGTGCCTCTCTTGGAAGATAGTCAAAATGAAGCCAATGTCCTATTTCGTGTATAAGGACATAGCAGATAGTATCTACTTCAGGCATTTCTCGATCTACGTCTAAAATCGTGTCGTAAAGAAACACTTTCTTGTTTACATAATAAGCGTGATTCTTACCCCAACCTGCACCTTCTTCATTAGAAGGGTTATGTTGCAAATACACTCTATCAATCGCTTTGTGCATTACAGGTATAACCCCACGCTTTTTAAATATGTCTACCAAGCAGTCGATGGCTTTTAACATCGCTGATGTAGTTTCTTTGCTAATGTTGAAAGCTTCTATTTTGAAGCCTTTATATTTAAATCGTTGCCGGTCTATTGTTTCTTGGTCGATATAGTGAGCTTCTGAATTTTTAGCAACAGATTCTAAATGTCGCAGACCCTCGATCAGTTTTTCAACTGAGCTTATGTCAGCAGGGCTTTGTTTGATAAAGTCCAAAATCTGATCTAAAGTCACATCACCACGCCAAAAATTAAGAAAAGCTTCTGACTTATAGCCATAGAGTTTAAGAGTTGTTGCTCTCAAATCTTTCTTAAGCCAAGAAGCCACTCTACCAAAAAGGGCATTTATAGGATCATGTAAACCATTAGGAGATTGTTCCAAAAGAAGATCAACATCTCCCCCTAAGAAAGAAATATAGCTGTCTATTTCTTCAGATGGCTTTAGTCTCCTATCCACGACAAACTCTTAGTAAAGGTCTTCTTCATGTGTGTGGTAGCCTTCTCCGTATTGGAAATAGCCTACAAGGTCTAAAAGAGTCTGATGAGTGTGGGCGATCTTAGACTCAACCCAATCTGGAAGCTCCTCTCCACGATGTATCATCTCAGAAATACCTGCAATAAGGTCTTGCATCTCATTAAGATGCTGTACGCTCATATAAGAACCTCTGTGGTGCTCATGATGACCTGCACTTCTACCCATCTTCTCGTCCATCTCTTCTTTAGAGTGAACAATGTTCTCATCCCATTTCTTAGCGAACTCAGGATCGTTCTTCTTCTTTTCTTCTAGTTGCTTACGACCTTCTTCGCCTTTAGCGTAAGCTACACGCTCAGAAATAAACTCTGAAGCAATACGATCAAAGATGTCAGAAGCGTTCTTACCCATCTTCTCATCCATCTCCTCTTTAGAGTGAACAATATTCTCGTCCCATTTCTCAGCGAACTCAGGATCGTTCTTCTTTTTCTCTTCTAGTTGCTTACGACCTTCTTCACCTTTAGCATAAGCTACTCTCTCAGAAATAAACTCTGAAGCAATACGATCAATATCACTCTCGTCTGCTTTCTTACCTAACATACCAAGAGCAGAAATATCGACAGACTTCGACTTAGGCTTGCTCTCGGTCTTTTTCTTCTTAGGTTTGATCTTGTCTTTATTAGCTTCTATCTGTCCGTCCCAAATCTCAGCAAACTCTTTGTGCTTGCTGTGATATTTCTTGAAGTCCTTAGAGCCTTTTGGACCTTTAGCATAAGCTTCTCTCTCAGAAATAAACTCTGAAGCGATACGATCAATGTCACTCTCACCCGCTTCTTTCTTTTTAAACTTGTTCGCTTCCCACTTCTCTGCAAACTCAGGATCATTCTCAAGACGCTCGGCAAACTTCTCTTTGGTCATTCGAGCTTCCTTCAAAAGCTCTTCCTCACCATAGTCTCTCCTAAGTCTGAGAGGTTGAGTTAGAGCAGATTTCTTTGTTAAATAATCATTAGCGATTTTGTCGAAAATATCCATGTTCGCACTCCTCTGTATCTTTCCACAGAATAAAACAACAGCTAACCAAGCTACACAATAAAGAAAGTATAATAGTCTGTTTATCTTACTTATTTCTATGGAAAAAAGGAGACATGACGATGACTTACACAACTACAGCAAGAGTCGGAGACTCACACCCGTTTCAAGTTGCATGGGTAGACCCCTATGGCAGACCTCTTTCAGTAGAAGATGTAGTCGTAAACATCTTCTACTATGTCGGTGGAGTAAAAACACTAATCATAGAAGCAAACACCCCTATGGTAGCCACTGACCAACCGCACAGGTTTATAACAAGAACAGAAATACCCGAGGGGTTTGAAGGTGAGATTATCTTCTGTGAGTTCTCTGCGACATACACTGAAGATCAGAGCACAATCACGTCCAACCAAGTAGTTGTAGTTAACGGTGCAATCTCCACACAACGCTTCTATACTTCTTTTTAAAGGAGAGAGCTTATGGCTGTAGCATTCCAACAGTTGCAACAACTTAATGAGAATGACCTTTTCGTCACATTCAAAGACGAACAAGGAAACCCCTTCGACCCCTATTATATTTCTTACTCTATCTTTGGAGAGTCAAATACTAGAGGCGTTTGGAGAGTTGGACTGCCCGACAGAAACCCTACTCGATTTTCTGAAGGTTATTACTATGTAAACGAAGTCATCTCCACCGCTATGGGGATGGGAGAGTACCACGTTGTGTGGACGATCAAAAGAACAGAGGCTTCCCCACTAGAAATAGTGGGGAAGAAATACTTTGGTATAATTAAGTACTAATTAAACTTGTTCATTTCTCTTAAGGCACGATCCGTCTTGCTCAATCTATCTTTAGTCTCAGGGATCAGGTCTTTGATACCTAGAGCTTTCTCTCTTTTAGGTAAGTCTGAGTTCAGAAGCTCTGTTATTTCTTCTACAGTATGCTCATCTACCACGGTTATTTCTTTAACTTTTGGTTTCAAACTCATGTCCGAAAGCTGTTTGGGAAGAAATCTTAGAAGCTCAGGAAAGTCTTTAACATCATTAAAAGACTGCAAAAGTTCTTCTCCCTCGTAAAGGGAAGCATTATTTCTTTCAAAGTCTAAAGAATAATGCCCAATGCCGGGAACTGAGATTTTAAACACTAAGTACGGCTCTTTCGTGCATATCTTTGAAGACCCTCTGTCAAAGGTCATAAGATAGCCAAGATGCCTTACAGTAGAAGTTATTTCTTTAACAACAGAGAAGAAGTTTGGTGTCTCTGCGTTAGCAGACTTAGAATAACCACTTGTGATTTGATACGCTTCATCATGCGTGAGATACATGTCTGTAAGAGGGTTATAGTAAGTACCCCCTTTTTCACTGCGGTCATAATAAAGCACTTGCCCATTCTTAAAACGGAAAGGACCTTCTAAACCTCTGCGAGGTCCAAACTCATGACCATGCAAGTCCTTAATGTATTTAGAAGCGACATGCTCGTTAGAACTAGCCATGACTTGCCTACCGTCTGAAGTTATTTCTCTTTCTAACATTAGAGCAGGTCTTCTCACTAAATAGTTAGGCCACTTCTCAAACCACTTAGAATAGAAGTCATCTTCGCCAACAATCCTTACCGTCTTATCGGGGTTTGGAATATTGGGGTCTGCCACATGCACTTCGTAACTGCCTTTTTCCCCTGTGACATCAAAGATAAGACTAGCATGGCTCCAATCTCTACCTTCGGGGTTCCATGCAATCAACACTGGCTTCCCTGCGTCTGTCCACTGTTTAACTTGTGTAAGAGTTGCAGGCATAGTCAATGTAGCTCGTACACCAAAATACTGAGCACAAGCTAAAACCTCTTCCCATCTCGCCCCTTGCATGGGCTTCGCACCTATTACTTTATTTACGTCATCTTCTGAACAAACTACTCCAAGGGCATTGAGAGCCATGCAAGTGGAAGTTGTCACACAGGTAAATTGAGATCGCTGCCGAATAGGGTCCACATCTGCTTTCGCTATTTTTATCATAATAAAAACCTTTAAACGATATATCTAAATCACAAAGGAGGTGAAAAATGCTCTACATTCACCCGAAAGATATAAGAATAATAAGAAACCTAGAGTACAAGAAGCCACTGTGCGTCCTGTTAGAGAGCAAAAAGAGCTTCTACCACCTTATTTTTAATGGAAATAACTCGTACACCTACTATGAGAGGAAATACAACACCTCTGACCACTGTGGGAGGACTAGGAGTATTTCTGAACTTGAACTAGCCCGTAAGCAAATCCATTACTACACAAAACAAGGGGCAAATCCGATCTCTCCTCCTCTACTCTGGCAGAGTGCAGAACAAAATCTCCCTCAAAGTCTGGATCAAGACTCCTCTGAAAACAATATAGAGCACCTCGTCAAGACAAACGGATGGTGTCCACTCTTAAACCGTGGGAAATACGGTGTGAAAAGTGATGGAACTTACGTTCGCATACTTACAAACCCTTTTATGAGTGGTTTCTTTTCTGAAACGCAAGCTCATGTTATAGGAGAAGTTATTGTCTACAAAGTCGCAGGTGTTGAACATAGGATCACAGAAATAACCTATGGGAACGTATCCAACTTCAAAGACGCACATTGTGTGTTCATGGAGGAGGATCACTTAGTACATTACTCACACAAGGAGAAAGTTTTTTATGGACGAGCAAACAAAGGCTTGCCACGCAATTTTGACGGCATTGAAGAATGACACAGGGAAACGGAAAAAAGTAGACCATTGGAAGAAATATGCTTGTGAAGCTCTCAATATCAAAAAGATGGGTTCTTCTCGGTGGAACTTACTCTTAGAGCATGGTGAGAAACTTGGGCTGTTTTACAGGGACAGTAACGCTCTACCCTCAAAGACTATTCTAGTAGTCGGCTCTGAGAAGCAAACTGCGATTTTAGACTTGAACATCGACACTGAACTTCTCAGCACTGCTCTTGATGGGGAAGCTCTTGACATTGACTCTGCTTGGAAGAAATCAAAAAGCAGTCCCACCACAAAGAAAACCAAAAAGTCTGAAGTATCTAAGGAAGAAGAAGAAGACACAAAGACAAAGAGAAATAGCAGAGGCTTTTTGCCAAGCGACTATGTTGCAGGAACTTCAATTGTCAAAAGCTCCGTAACTCAACCTAGAAATATCAAGGCAAATGTCCTCCCACAAGGTACATATGTACCCAAAAAAGGAGATATTTTTTGGGTGAAAGGGCAAGACTCCTCTGTAAAGCAGATGGAAGTTGATGAGGTACACGTCTCTGTTTATGTGACTCCTCTCAATAAAAAAGATGGGCATTGGACTTGTGTCACACCTGACAACCTTTATTCCACACCCAAAGAAGCCAAAGCCACGAAGGAGCATCCGAAAAGGTATTGGTCTTTAGACGCTATGGACAGAGACTCCTACGCTACCTTTAAAGAGTACGAAGAAAATAGGGAGCTATTTCTTAAGTGGAAAAAGCAACAAGAACAAAATGTGGAAGAGTCTATAGATGACTTCCTAGATAACCTATAAAAGAGAACGATGTTACGGCGTATAGCCCGTAAAAAGGACTTCTACTAGAATGAACGCAAAAGAAAAAGCGAACTCCATCTCGGAAAAAATACTAAAAGCAAGGGACTTTGGAATCAAACTTGAGTTTGATTCCAAAACTCTGAGAGACATGAGATACCAACTGACTCTCAGGGAAAACCAATTCCCTGATGATGTTGTCATTTACTGCGAGCTTAAAGGCTCCTATGAAATAAAAGTCCCTGCATTTGAAATTAAGACTAATGATTTCGGAAAGATAGTCGATACATTAAGAGAGATGTACCAAGATTTGATATGAAAGGAGTCTGATCATGACATATGCTATCGTGTTAGGTATTCTCGAAGTTAGTTTTATATACTACTACGCCAAGAGCTTTTAAGGGGCTACCTTTGGAGCTAATACATGTGCTCTAGGCAACATCCCAAGAGCCGCATAGGGTAAACCAATCAATGGATGAATGTCTGAACCACACATAATTGGTCCTACGACTGAAGGAGATGCAGTCGCTTCTAAAACGACTGTAGCTCCCGATGTGTTGTTCACACCCACAGAACGCATACCTATCGAGACGCTTGAGTTCACGACATGTGCTCCTGTAGGTACACTAACAACAGAGTTACCTGTCGTTAAAGTCTGAACTACACCAAGAGGACTGTGGGTCGTGTTATTTGTCCCAACTGTGTGAGAAATAGAACCCGTACCTAAAGATGTGGAGTGATTTCCTGCACTCATTACCGTAGTGTTATTTCCTGGACCAAGCTGACTCTTTAACTCGTCTCCTGCAACAATAGTCGTATTCTTAACTACACCCCCGACTGAACCCGTACCAGGAGAGCAAGCGATTGTCTTACTTTCACCCTGAGCGTTAATAGGGATTCCTTGAGAAGGACCAGAAATAAGCTCGCTTTTTGGACCTGATGAGTTTATGAGCATATTCTCTGTGTCGATCTTTACTTGTCTGCCACCCTTCAACGCCATTTGGTCTTGAGCGGCAAAGTTGAAGTTCTTCACATTAGAGAAATCCACCGTAGGAGCATCCATCACAATAGCAGTAGCAGACTGTAAAGAAATACTTTTGGTTGCCTGTAGAGAAATACTCGTCTTCTTTAAGTCTGAACCTAAACCTTGACCTCCTATTTCTTGGCTTCCTTCTGACTTAATAACCACCACACCACGACCTGAAGAAATCTCTACACCCTCTCCTTCATCTACACCCCCGACAATGTTTATCTTTGAAGATTGTATTTCTGAAGAAGTTCGAGAGCGTACTTTTAAGCCACCCTCAACATTTATGTTTACAGCTTGAGAAGAAAGAGAACCTATGTTGGCTACAAAGGAACCATCTTTCTTGAAAGACGTGAAAGTAGCAGATTGCTCTGGCTCATCTACAGGGAACAATCTGAATAACGTGGCACTCTGACCGCTTATTTCCGAAGACTCAGCTTCTAAATAGCCTCCATCCTCATCTACTACAGCAGTTAAAGGAAGCCCATATAAGTGAGACTCATCTCCAAAAGGATCATTTCCCACCACCGTACCTAAAACACTCTCTATGTATTTCTCTTTATTCTCCTGTTTGTCTACATCGAAGCCTTCAGTCTCTTCTGTTACAGGTAATGTCCCATCAGCGGTGTGATTTAATTCAACACGATATTCCGTCAAAGACTCAACCGACTCTGATTCATCTATATACCTTCTGACTCTGAAAATATTCTTCCCACCGTAGACTACGCCAGCATCGTAATCAAAGAGCACTTGACCATCAGAAGAAATAACACCAGCATCGTTAAGAAATACATAAGGGTCGATCTCGGCAGGAAGTTTTTTACCTCGCTCTCTTTCTATGTCTGTCTTCCCGTCCGTACCTCGAATGAAGATACTATGTGGGTTTAAAAAGCCCACTTTGCTTTCATCGGTGTCAGTATTCTCAGCAGGAAGCCCACTATCATCTAAGACATTCTGAATGTCCCAATTTGTGTCCTCATAGACCATTTCTTTAGGGAGGAGCTGTGCGTCTCTCTGCACCATTCCTGCATAGAGTCTAGCTCCAGACATGGCGTGGAACTGTTGTAGAGAACGCATAACTATGGCTTGGTCTTGGTCACGAATTCGTATTTCATTTGCTCTCCTGTTTGAGAGCAACACACTTTCATCCAACACTAAATCTGAACCTTGAGACGAGCTTCCGCCTACCATACCAGGTTCCCAATGTCTCATTTTAAATCGAATACGATTTGCATGAGTTTCTATTTCTGCTCGCTCTGCCGGAGTTCCTTGCACACCCTCATCAGGACCATAATCTTGAACAGGTAGCCAATCATAACCAAAGTAAGAAGTTCTTGGCATCCAAGAAATAATGGCGGGAGACTTTTTCCCTGCTTCAGCTCCTGTGTTTGCACCGAACCAACCAACAACACAGAAATCTCCTATTTCTGGCATCGCACCTAAGAAATGTCGTGCTCCAATAGAAGACTGAGTTATTTCTACACCATGATATGGTGTCCTGTCCGAGTCTCCAAACACGGTTTCTATAGAAACACGCATTTCTTCCCAATAAACATGTGTAACTCTTGCGACGGCTAAACCAAAATTGCTTCCAGGGTCTCGGTCTCTTGCTCCCTGTGTTTTCATTTCAAGGTTCAGCTCATTGGCTGAAATGTTCGCTCTATTTATTGGATTTTTAGGAGGCATATTTCTTAATCCTTTGGAGGCTTAGGTATTGGAAAATCACTCAGAGAGCCTAAATCTTTAAGTGCTCCTTCTAGTCTACTTCTTATATTTGTTGGAAGTGGGGCAGAAGAAGAAGTCTCTACCTCTCCTTGTAAAGAAGACTGCCTGTCAGACCATTCTTTAACTTTACCCTTAATCTTCGCTTTTTGTGCTCTCACTATCGCAGATTCTTGCTCGTCACCGTCTACAGGTTGAAGAAATTCTTCTGCGAGCACTATCTGAATATCTGCATTATCTGCACGACAATCACAGGCTTCTTTGTCTTGTAATAATGGTCGAAGGTCTCTGAGTCGTATCGGTGTATTTACTACGACTTGATCTTGCCTATCGGAACCTTCTAAAGCATTCGCAATACCCGATATTAGGTTTTTTCTAGTTCCAGGTGCTTCTTCGCCTGTTAGTCTGAAATACACATCTTTTAATTCTTGACCTATTTCTGCCCCATCGCCGTTTATTCTCTTATAAGCACTTTGTGCGGCTGCAATAAAAGCAAAACGTCCTTTACCTCCCTTTATATCCTCAAGAAGCTGATCTGACTCTCTGTTCGTCAGAAGCTGAGTAGCGTCTCTCTTCAAAAGAGAATCAAACTCAGCGTTTGGGACAATATCTAAGCCCCTACCATATTGGTAAGCCCCGAAAACCTCATAGCCTTTTTCATCTGAAATGGGAAATATCGGTGAGACATAGCCATTAAACTTATTAGACTCTCCAACTTTGGATTTCCCTGAAATCCCTGCTGACCCTGAGATAGATACATTAAATATATTCGATAAGTCTGAAGCTATTTTATCTACTTCTGCTTTGTACTCTGCTTCAGAAAGGGACGCACCTCTAGTAAAAATAGCAGGATGGTCTGATTTGACTGCAAAAATAATACCTGTGGCGGTTTGAGATATAATACCCCTCTTTTCTTTAATAGGAACAGTAGGGTGGTTATCTGTTATCGAAACATACTCTCCTTTAAAACGGACTTGGGCGGCCTTCAATTGAGCACCTACAGCATTTGCTTTAGTAGCATTGTTGAAAACTTTCGCCACTAAGTCGGAAGAAGAAATAGACTTCTTCCCTTTAAACGCACTATCCACACCACGTTTGACTGCTATCCTGATGTCTCTTTCGATACTTTTAGGACTACGCTGTACTTTGATCGTGTCCTTGTAGATTCCTTTTTTCTTATAAGCTCCATGATATTGGAAAGAAAGATGAAGAATATCTTTCGTAGGAACTATTTCTGGTTCTGTCTTAGAATATTTGGTCTTAGTTTTAAACCCTCTTTTAATTTTCTCTTTCTGTACCACAACCTCATCGGGCAAGGCTCCAAAGGTTTGCTTATCTTTTAAGATAAAGCCTTCAACGCCATCGACTAAAAGTTGTGGGTCTAAAGAAACAAGGTTCCCATCCTTGTCTGTTTTCATATCTTCAGGAGCTTGGTGTTCAGGTTTTGGGTGAGAACTAGAATAGTAGCGGTAATAACCTGGAACATTAGGATTAAAAGAAGATTTCTTATCATCCAACATCTTAAGAATATTAGCGGTGCTTGCTGTCGTGTTTTCAGGCTGACCTCCACTAGGATTACTATCTTGTACAAGGTCGATTAAATCTATTACCGAAAAACTACCCCCTTCTTTTGCTCTAAGCTCACTACGACGACGATAATATTCTGCCCTTGCTTCCTTATCTATTTCTCCAAAGTCTTTACTGTTCTTACTCTTAAGTGCTTCTTGAATCTTCGCATCTCTCTGCTGTGCTAATTTTCTAAGTGCCCCTGTCCCAGAAATATCCACACCTACATATTTACCTCTTTTGAATCTGTCTTTAGCCGCATCATACGTTGAAGCATACCCCTTCTCAACTCCAAGACGAGTTTGAATCACACCACCTTCCTCTGAAGGAATTGACAAAACCCAAGGACCATTAAAGAAGCCATCGTCTTGTGGATTTGCACTCGCATCTCTTGAGAGAGTTAAGACCCCCATCTCATAGGCTTGTAATACGAGTCCATTCTTAAAAGCCGTCCTAAGCTTACTGTTGTTAGAAGTAAGCCCTTGATGGAAATCAAACCTAAAGAAAGAATGGTTGGGATTCACTTTTGTAGGGTCAAGTGCCATGACCACATTAGGGAAACCAATAGTGTTGTAGTGTCCACGCCTATCTTTAGCGATAAGTCTCTTGGGAGGGAGAGCAGGGTTAGCTAAGTTGATACTTTCGATGCCATTTTTCTCTGAAGTTGCGGGAGCATGGAACTTCTTTCTTCTCGCAGTCAGAGTCAAGCTAGTAGTGCAATCTGACCCAAAAGAAAATGAATGGCTTATTGCAGAGACGTAATAAAAGCAATCTATGTAAGGAATATATATAGGATAACCCGGTCTCATCTCTGGACGTAAAGGTATAGTCACACTACACCCATTTATGTTTACGTTAGATTTCTCTAATTCAACGACGGCCGCATAGTAAGCGGCAATCTTATTGTTAAAGAAAGTGGTGTCGAACTCTAATGCTTTCCAACCATATTTCGCTACTAGCCTATAGTCTACATAAGTACTCTTAACACCCCAAGTACCTTCCATACCAAGACCTGCTGTATTTCTAAATAAGCCCCCCTTACAGACAGCATAAGTGTACTCAGGCTCTTGGTTCTCAAAAGAAATATCAAGAATGTCCTCATTCTCTATCCTGTAAACACGGCTCGAACTTGTATCTAAGTTATAGAAGGGCGGTTTAAAAACCAAAGAACCATCTACATCTTGATAAAACTCATAGCCAGCTTTGTCTGCGACTAGACCTGCAATACCAAGCTTTGTGTCATATTGTGTGTCAAAAAGCTCGAAACTACCCATCGCAGAAACATCGGGAATAAACGCTTTCTGATCTGCTACAGATACTCCTGTCTTACTTCCCGGAAGAGCAGGAAGAAGATCACCATCGGGTTGTCTTAATACTCTGAGCTTCTCATCGCTCTCAGAGAGCTTAATCGCATATTCCGTTTGAAACTCTCTCGCACTTTTCGATCCAGGAGCTGCAGTGCTCAACTTTTGCAGACGCCTTGAGGTTGCAGTCTTATTTCCAAGATATGTTGTTTGAAGACCGGTGTAGACTGCCCCCGAAGCTCCGTACATTCTTAAAGAATAAGCACCTTGAGCGAATCTAGTATTCCAATACAATAAAGAAAGAGAATAAAGACTTTCCGACCTGCCCTCTAACTGTGTCTTTCCTGTGAGATTAGATTTCTTAGAGAATGTCCAACTTACCCCATCTGCCGAACCAGCTGAGTCACGATACAAGTCATAGATAATCTGATGTGGGGTCATGTTTGTATAAACATGACCATCAAATCTTACAGAACCTCTACTCGCAGTAGGTTTAGCCGCCATGTAAGCGGCGGAGGTGCTAATCTTTTGATTGTTCCAAAAATGAAGGATGTTTGCACAAGAAAGAGAAGCAGAATAAAAACCTCCAGAGAAGTTATAGCTGACAGATGTCACCACACCATGAAACACAGGGTAGTAAGGTCTCATCTCTACTTTATTTAAGTCAAACTCCGCTTGCTCTCCGCCTATATTCTCTGAAACTATTTCCCCTTCTGGTCTTAAACCACTTACTTCAAAAAAACCTCTGTAATAAATGTTTATCTCTACACCTGTTTCAAATAAAAACTCTCCATCTTTAAATATACTGTCCCCATAATGAGATGGGATAGATAAAGAAATATCCGCTGAAGAAGAACCTGAATCCGTACCTGCACTACAGTTGACGCTCGTAATAAAAGATTGGAAATCTATCTTATTCTTACACTCATTACATCCAGGTAACTTTGTGTCTCCATTGAAAAGCACAATAGCGTCAGGTGTCCAAGTGGTGTATTTCCTCTTATAATTAAGAATGTCAGGAGACCAATTTCCTGCAAAAGGTCTTTTTTCTACAGACATTATCTACCTCCTTCTTTTTTGTTCACATTCGTCAGATGTGATTGTATGCCACCACTACCTTGATCGTGCCAGTAGTGCTTATAGACAGTAAATCCAATATCCAAAGTAAGACCTCCATGAATAGAGTTCTCATCTTCAGTATAGGAGAAGGAGTTTATTCTCCCCTCCCATGTTTGCCCGTCATAATGGATAGCTTGTCTACCTACAGCATAATATGCCCTCGATCTGCTTACAGTATCTACAAGAGCAGACCCATTCTTATAAATAGCGAGCAAAGACATCAACTGACGATAAGAAGCACTGTCTTTCTTGCTTGCCATCTGTAAACCTGAAACCCCTCGGAGATTTCCATTCTCGTCTACAGACTCATTCTGAGCACGACCCGCAATAAAACCACCAATCCTACAGCTCAAAGACAACTCAGGAAGTTCCTCACCCCATCTCTGAAATATAAAACCATATCTAGTCTGTTCAGAGAAATTCTGAATGGCATTATAAGCGACATCTAAACTAGCAGGGTTTATCAGAAACACTATAGGAGGCAAGAAATCCAAAGCAAATGTCTGCCTTGCAACCTCTAAGAGGTTATTTCTGTCCGTAAACCTAGAGCTTAAAGAGTCAGAAATCGTAACAAAGCTCTCTCCTTGTGCTCGGCTTCTTCGGCCTCCTACAGGCTGAGACGCTAATGAAGAAATATTAGGGGAAATCCTAGAGCTTCTCACAGGTCTTGTTTGCTGTACCTCTCGCAAAGGAGAAGAGAAGGGCTTATTTCTTTCTTGTACTCTTGAGACTAAACCATAGTTTATGACTCTTTCTTGTCCTGTGCTTGGATCATTAATCTTAGGAGGTATTACTTCCAAGATGAAAGGTGAGAACCTTCTTAGATTCTGATGACTGCCATCAATAGGGATGGTTCCAATATTATCTTCAGGAAATAATATGAAGTCCTCATCTGTAGGAAGATTAACATAGGGAAATGTAGCGGTAGTTCCTTTCATCTAAACACGCCTCCTTGTGTTCTCACACCGTGTATTTCTCTTTCTACTTGGAAGACACAAGAGAGATCGAAAGAATAAGGCTTCTCAGCAGCCTCTGCCACGGAGAAACTCTGAAACCAACCAAACCATGTCCCCCCGTCATAAGACATTTTAATAGAGCCTTGTAATACCACAAAGCCTTGCTCGTCGTAGATAGAGCCATTGTTGTGAAACAAAGAGAGAAGGTCTAAATACTTGTCATAAGTAATTGTTTCTCTTCTATTTCCACCCAAGTCTTCACCGAAAGTCTCTTTGGAGTCTAATGCACTGCCAAGAGTCTTAACAGGACCTGTAACATTGGACAAACCCGAACCTAGACGGATGAAGCCTCCAGAAGAAAGAGATAAAGAAATAGTATAAGGCTCTTCTCCCCAATACGTCTCAACCCACCCCCCAATAGTAGGAGAACGTGAGACTTTTTTAGTGTAGCTGAAATTTAAATCTTTTGGGTTCGAGTGGCAGACTAGCTTAATCCCTTCGGGAAGCATAGAGTTGCGTCCATCTGGGGCGATTATGTCAAAAACAACAGGACGCTTATTCTGATTTAAAAACTGATCTTCGTGTGATCTAAAAGGGGTGTTTATAATCTTAGCCATTTTTTACCCCATTGTTCTTCCTGAGTTAGCTTTTGTAACTCTCTTAAATAAATCTACGATCCTCTTCTCATCTCCTCCATAAACATTAATAACATTTGTGACGCCTCCCCCTCCGCTTGCCCCTCTTCCTCTAGGGTCATACATATCGACTTGATCGTATGGTTGCCCTACTGTAAGAGTACCTCTCCTAAAGAGCATAGGTCTATTGCTAGTTGAAGCACTTCTTGAGTCTTTAGAATAGAAAACTTCACTTGCACCTAATTGATTTATCGCATTTTGAACCCTATCCCTATTCGGGTCATCTGCGGCCATACCTTCAAGCTTTTGCCTCAGTTTTTGCATAGCGTTTTTGCGTTGGTTTGCAGTATCAAGCTTAGTTTCTTCCCCTAAAATATCCTTAACATAACCCTGACTTTCTATTTTTTTTGCTTCTCGTAATGCTTGAACTTGTGTGTCCACATAGAAATCTTTCATGTGTCTATTCTTAGTGAATATTTTCTGACGCAGTTCCTCTTTTTTCTTCTCATCTGTCTCGCTAGTTAATTTGTCTTGTAAACTCTTGATTTCATCTGCAATTTTTTGTGCATTCTTTTCTCGGTCAGTAATGTCTATCCCACTTTTGGTATCTATAAACGGAGAATTAGGAGCAAACCCTTGCTTCTGAATGCCTACTGATTCTAGTGCCTGCCTTACTTCCGTTGTAGTCTCCATATGAGCCTTTGCGACGTTTGCATAATAACCAGATTGCATCGTAGTTTGATTTATTGCTCCCCCATGCACCTTGCTGTCATCACTACTCGCCAAATCATCAATTAAAGCTTGTGCTTGACTCGATGTAGCAACATGCGAACCTTTTAGATGTGCCCCCTGACTATCTAAAACAGCATTTCGAGCAATTAGATTACTTGCCTGTTCGGGAGTGTACCCCATTTTCTGCAACTCCTCCCTACTCTTACCCTTTAAACCTCTATCTAGTAATGTTTTGCTATACTCTGGGGAAGTAAAACCTCCTCCTTCCAAAAAGGCAGAGTTAGCATTCAATTCTTTTATTAACTGCAAACCCTGCGATCCAGAAGCCGCTCGCTTCTGAGCCAATAATTTCCGACTCCTTAAACCTTTATCTTCTCTCAAAGTAGTAAGAGAATTCTGTTTTTCTTCAATAGCCCTGTTTATTTCTAATAATCTCCCTGCGTCTGTAACACCCTCTTTAGATGCCTCTAAAGCATTGATCTCTGATCTAATCTTAGCCTCTTTTTCTGTGCCATCCTGATTCAGAGCTTTTATTTTAGCGTTAATTTGCTCTATAGTGTCTAGTTGTATTTGTTCTTCTTTACTAACTTTTCTTCTTGCCATCATGCCTAAATAGTCCGTGGCATTTTGCATAATACCACCTAAATGATTGTTAATCATTTGAGCCGAAGTAAGCGTGGCATCTGTATTATCTCTCAAAAGTTGATTTTGAGTAGTGGTGTCCATCTTCATGTCTTCTATTACAGAACCTTGAGAAGCCATGTAGTCATTGAGATTCTTAACTTCGTCTCCCGAGTCTGTTACTAACTTACCACCCTCAAATTTTAGACCTTTAAAACCTTTTTGTTCTAGTTCTGCGGTTTTTTGTGCGTCTGTTTTGGCACTTTGCTTTATTTTTTCAAGCTCCATATATTGACCTCTCATCATGAAGTCAATCTGACGCATATTCTCAAGCTCTTCCATGCTCTTCCCTGTGTAGTTAGAAAGAGCTTCTAGTTGTGTAGCACTTGCTCCTGCAAAACCTTTCTCCCCAAGAAATGCGTTCACTTGAGCCATTTGCATTTGCATACTGCCCATCATGTCCATTTGACCAAGTGCCATAGCCATATTAGAAAGCCCACCTTTAGTACCCTTAGCTAAGTCAAACATCCCCATAAGTTGCCGAGACATACCTTGACCTTTAGTCCCTGTAGTCTGCAACTCACCCAGAATCATCTGTCGTTCTTTATCTGACTTACTTGCTAGAGCCTGTACTATTGCCTTCTTGTCTCCATCTACGTTAATTCCGTATTTCTGAAGTATTTCTTTCTCTTTGCTAAAATCTTCTGAGCCTGACCCTTGAAAGGTTTTCTTGAAATTGGTAGCTGCGGATTCGGCTACACTTTGAATAACTTTCTTTGATCTCTTTCCACCTGTAAGAATTATTCTTTTGTACCTATCAACAACACCCTCGCCTTTGAACCCACCTGCTAGACCTTCTGCGAAGGCTTCCGCCGCTTTCGGACCTAAAACCTTAGACAAGTTAAGAAATAACTTACCTGCTTGACCAACACGATAGTTCATGTTGTCAACACCCTCTGTCAATTTCTTTACAGTCTGAAAAAACTTGTTAGTGTTGTATCCAGATTGAAGAGCTAAATCTCTGATGGTATTGAATTGGTCTGCCATTCTTTCTAAGAATGACGCATCCGAAGCCGCATACCCTAGCTCCATCCTAAAGTTGTTAGAATACTCTGCAACCTCTCCAAAAGAAACACCTAGCATCTTAGATTGTGCTTGGAAATCCTTCATGATGTCTTTGAGAGCATAAGTATTTCCACCAAGACTTCTCATAGTGATGTCTACATTATGAAGCTCGCCCACTAGCCCTCTTACTTCATCGAGAGTCATACCCATAGAATTAGCAAATGACCCGTCAGCTAAATCTTTCCTCAGTTTATTCACTGAATCATAAAGATTGTTAGTCCCCTCGACCATTAGGTCTGTGCCACCAATAGAGTCTAAGAGTTCTTTGTTCGCACCTTTTTGTGCTTCCTCTACTGCTTGCATTGCTTTTGCTACTGCAAACAAACCTGCAGCCACACCTCCAAAAATAGCCAATCCTTTTCCTAGCTTAGTTAAAGCTCCTCCTAACTTAGAATGTCCACCAGCTCCTGACTTAGCTTCGATTTGTTGGCCAGCTATTCTTAGTCTTTTAGCTATACCTCTCGTTATTCCAATGCCTCTTTGAGCAACATTATCAAGACTCCCACTCATAGCATCACCAAATGCGTCTGCTACGTTCCCGAACTGACCTTCAGCATATTCTGAGATTTTATCTATATTTCTAAAGTTAAGGTCAGGGTCAAAGATCGTACCCTGCATGTTAGACCCTGCAAATTCCATTTCTTTCTTTAAATCTTTGAGCTTCTGATATTCTAACGTGTATCTCTTTTGCTCTATCTCTATTTCTTTCTTTTTAGACTCCATTTGTTTATTGGCTAGTTTGAGCCTCTTTTCAGCGAGTCTGATCATATTCTCATTACCCGACTGAACTGCTTTTTCGTAAATCTTAAGATATTTCATCTGCTCTTGTTGAAGACCACCAAGACGAGAAGAAATAGCCTCTAAGTTCCGAGCCATAAGAGAATAGTTCTTAGCACCGCCCTCAACCAAAGTCTTAGAAACGTCTCTCGACAACTTCTCCATAGACTTCATTCTCTTTAAGTCTTCAGCAGAAATAATATCTAGCTTTCCTGCTTTTTGAAGAGTCCCTAAAATACTATCTAAGCTACCCCCTATTTCTGCTACTTTAGTTGCGTCACTAGCCATCATCTATCTCCTAAAACAGTGGGTCTTTTTTTAATCTCATCCATTAAAGATTGCTTACTCTTCTTAGTGTCTACGATGTCCCCATCTTCACCAATCTTCAAATTGCCACTAGATTGCCGAGCCGTAATGTATCTCTCTTTAACATGCTCGAACTTCTCTTCGTGATCGTCTGAGATTTTGTATTTCTTGGTAGAAGAAACCATCTTTTTCACTTCCTCATCAGATAAAGCAACCACAGGACTACTCCTATAAGAAGGATCATTAAAAATTGATAAATCTTTCCTTCTCTCTTCGTTCCTTCTTCTGATGTCTTCAGCTCTTTGCTTGTTCTCTTCTATCCGCTGATACATCGACTCTTTATACTCTCTTACGATCTTATCGTGATCGTCTTCTTCCCCTGCCACCCACTTTCTCATTTCTTCTTTGAGATCATCAAAAGTGTCTAGCTTATTTCTTAAATTAGAAACAGAAGCCGTGTCGAGAGTGCCTGTTTTAGCTTTTCTCTTTATTTCTGAGCGATATTCTTCTTCTTTCTTATCCGTCACTTCCCACTTAGAGCTTATTTCTTTGGCTCCTTTATGGTTCATACTAGAAGTAACCAACAAAGCTTGATCCCAAGCGATGCGAGAAGACTTCCTCTCATCTTCAGCAAGGTTCCAATTCACCCAAGAAGTTTGTATCTCGTTCAGGATAGTCTGATTTCTTATAGGAGAATAGCCAAACTTCTGATTAGCTAACCACATACCCCACAAAGAACGAGACTCGTCTTCATAACAGTACGCCTCTAAATATTGGTGAGCCTCTTTAGCACTCTCCATCAACCTATATACAAGAGAAGAAATACGGTTAATAGTCTGAGAGTTAAAAGTAGACAAGAGCTGTATCACTTCGAGCGTTTGACTCTTGTCCACTGACTGACCGTTAATCGAATGTATGCTTCTCCCAAGAAGAGCGATTTCTTTCTTCCACATTATAGTAGGAGAATATTCTGAAATCCAGTCTAAGTCTTCGTTAGAAGGGTTCTTGAATTTCAGAAAGAAATCATGCTCTTTTATTATGATGTGGTTTTGTAAAAAACCATCATAAATAAGGTGTCTTATTTCCTCGTATGGGTTGGACATCTATCATTGCCCCATACCCTTCAGAGCTTCAGTATACGCTGACTGAGCTAGATCAATATCTTTTTTAGGGGTTTCCGAAACGTCTTCAACCGCTTCAGTGTTTTCTAGGTGCTTTATCCTACTCTGAAGATTTTCTTTCTCATCTTCTGCATTGAACTTCTTCAGCTCCCACTTGCTATCAAGCTCTTGCTCTACTTCTTCTACGAGTAAAGCGTAGGAATTAAATACTTGAGAAACAACTGTCCTCGACCAAGAAGAAATAACATCATAGATTGCTTCTTCTTTAGTGATCTTAACTTCCACTCCGTTATCAAGAACCTCTCCCGTAGTCACATAACGTGATCTAAGATCGAAATCATTTATCTGAACGATACAACGGCACAAAGTTTCAACACGGAACTTGTCCACGAACTCCAAAGCAAGAGCATCCGTATCTTCTTGGCTATCTGAAATAGCACGTTGTACGGAAGACTCTTGAGAGGGGGTCAAAGTAGAGAGCGTGATCTTCATCCCAAAAAGATCAAACTCTTTCTCTTTGTGGCCTATTTCAGAAAGAGGTGCTAAAGCACTCTTCAAATCTTTTAACGCAATCATATTTTAATCCTGTCCGTTTAATTTAAGGGTACGGCTACCCTATTTTACCACAAGAAATTATATTCTTATGATGAATTATGGCTGAATGCCTCCGCTAGTGCCTGACACAGCTTCTGCACCTGTTCTCTCAAGAGCTACGCTCCCTGAAGCGGTTGCAACATTGTTGTGGCGGATAGTTGAGTTCTGACCAATAGTCGGGTCGTTACCGCTAGGTAAGAACTCGCCATATGTTGAGAACAGATCATGCACGTCTTGAGCGGCGGCAGAAATACTCTGAGCCATAAGTGAAGAGTCTGCACTTGGATTAGCACCCGAAATAGCTGTCATCCAACAAGCCTCGAAATAAGTGATGATCGCTTTGTGCTTCTGATTAGCACCATAAGCTTCTTCAGCACCTGTCACTTTTTGACCGCTGAAATCAATGTCTCTTAAGCCAAGTTGATTACTGTTAACTTCTGTAGGTGTTTCTACATCTGCAATCGAACTAAAAACAAGCTGTTGCTCAATGTCAAAAGGCCATCTGTGGTGTTGAAGGGTACGAACTGGACCATCCACACCACCTGCAAAACCAAACGCTTGGTGTCCATTAGAAAGATACATAAGAGTTCTTTCTATAGAAACATCCACAGGGTCTGAAACGCCTGGAACACGCTCTGCGATCTGATCACCAAAACCAATTCCTCTAATATCCTCTACGCCTCGGTTAAAGTCAGCAGAGAAAGAAGAACATACGCCTAACTGATAAAGAAGATTATTGTTTCCTGCTCCTGGTTTGTAAACAGGAGTAAGAATTCTTACTTTCTGAGAAATAGCCGCTCTAGTATTAGGACTAGAATTATAGTCATAGATATGACTAGAGCCTTGTGCTCCATTTGCTGGGGTTGAGTCTGTATTTGCCATCTCACCTTCTCCTTCTTATAGAATCTTAATAGCCACAGAAAATAGAAAGACTATAAATGTTCTATTAAAGGAAAAATAATATGAGTGATATACAGTTAAAAAAGATAGTCAGAACTGCTTACTTAAAGAGACTAGGGCATTCCTTTGATCTAACTGATTCAGACAGTAGAGAATTTTTAGAATTCAAGTTTAGCAAATCTCTTGAGTATAAAGAGTGGAAACGAAACGAAAGCAAAAGAAATAAAGAGTGGGATAAAGAAGAAGCTATCGAAAACATAGAGAAACTTTCCGATCTTCTAACCCAAGTCGGTCAAAACCATAATGTATGGACAAAACAAACAGGACAAGGATTCTTAGCTCGTATTTATATCCCTGGAAGTAAAGCATATTTGAATGACTCAGGGTTTCTCGTAGAGCCTTATGGGTCTATTTACGCCTCTCAAAAGAGAAAAATAAACAAAGCTACAGTTCTTTTTCACAGGTGGCTAGAAAAGGTTCAAAATGAGAGAGATGAAAAGAGAGAGAGGGAGTATCTGAGAGCCATTGAGCAGTGGGTAAAAAGCAATAACCATACAATCCTTGCAGGAGACATAGATAATCTGAGACTCGCTTTCAATTCCTATGAGAAGTCTTGGGGGGGTTATTCCACCCACTCTCTACCTACTCGAAATGCAGAACAAACCATAGTTGCAGAGAAGAAAGAAAGAGACGTACCTAAGTACGTCACTGAGAAAGCACACTACTTTGAAGAGGAAGAAGACTACGAGACTTCAAAGGCATGGGCTTTAGCTTGGAGTATCTATTGCAAGTATAAAGAGCCAAACAGCCCTCATTGTGAAAGAAATAAGAGATACTACCTCATCAACCAAGGTCAAAAAGACCCTAAGAAAATGAAGCCGTACCCAAAGAAGTGGCAGACACCTGCTAACACTAAAGGGAAGAAATAATACTCTGAGTTTTTTCTCTTATTTCTTCTTCATCCATATCACCCCAATCAATTCGGATGTATTTTGTCTCTTTAGGAAGAAGATCAGGTAGCTTGAAAAGCTGATATTGAAGCCTCTGTAAGTAATCTAACGGAAGGTCAGACTCGAAGCTCCTGTTCCTTTTTGCAATTCGCTCCATAGCCTTCTCTTCTGAAATATGAAGATGAATACAAAGGTCAAGATTGGGGATAAAGGACTCTACAAGATTAAAATGACTCATATAAGAATGGTATTCTTCGGAGTCTAATGTGCCTTGATCGTGTAAGATGTTTGCAAAACAAATGTCACCATAGATCGAACGGTCAAGAAGTATGTCGCCTTGCTCAGTATGGTTCTTACACCGATCATACAAGAAATACATTTGAAGGGTAAAAGCCCAGCGTTTAGGGTCTTCATAGAACCGTGACAGAAAAGGATTGTCTGAAACAGACTCATACAACGGAGTGTAAGAGGTCTGCTGACAAAAATGACGGACAAAAGTAGACTTGCCCACCCCTATCAACCCTTCAACGCTTATTTTCATTTTTCTCTCCTGTTAAGTGGTGTCTTACACTACCGAACAAGAGATCGAAAAATAAAGGTTCTTAGTGAAGTCAGTGAAATATAATGAGGGAGGCTAGAACCTCCCTCACCTACTCAACCCACTAGCTGATAACCACACCCTTCAAAACATTACCATCAAAGCTCTCGATAGTGATCTTCTTTTGACCACTTAAGACTTTAATCTGTGTGCCCACTGCTACTTCTTTAATAGAAAGAGCACCATCTATCTCAAGCTCCAAGTCTCCGATAAGCACTGTAGCTAAACTCTGAGCCACCTCCTGTAAAGCCACAGGAGTTTCCACTACAGGAGTTTCCACTACAGGAGTTTCCACTACAGGAGCTTCCACTACAGGAGCAGTTTCCTCTTGGGTCGTTTTTTGCGTAGGGGCTTCTGTATGAGAGTTATCAGACATCTCTTTTCTTACAGCGTCTGAAACACGACTGCCCCAAGTCAGCTTATGCACCTTGTTGAACTCAGATTTAGAAACATCCAACACACCTAGCTGAATTAGCTCCAAGTAGTGTCTTGCCCATTTATCTCGGGCAGAAATAAGCTTTTGCTTTAAGTCTGCTTTAAGATTCTTTCTGTCTCTGCTCGTCTCCTGAAGCACACCCATAATTGTCTCAAAACGAGATTTTGAAATCTGCGTATTTAAGTGATAGCTTAGATAAGCGTTGAGCATATCTAATCGCTCTTCTGAGGTTCTACAGAAGCCCAAAGTCTGTGTCGGGTTTTCAAGAACCTCAGAAACTATAGGTTTCAATTCTAAAGGAAGAGACGTTCTGTCCGTCTTCATGTCTTTTATTTCCTGTTCCTGTTTCTTAGTTAAGGAGTAACCTAGTGCGAAGCTAAGTGTCCTCTTAATATCAAAGATCGTCCACATATCATCTAATGACATTAAGATGATTACGCTCCTCGCAAGCTCTTCAATCTCAACATAGCCTCTCTTTTTTGACTTGAGGACAGAAGCATATTCTTCTCTCAAGACTCCGTAGTCATGGAAGGCAATCTCTTTGTACGCAAGAGATCGGCTCTCCTTAAAGTCTGAGACTTCTTGCTTACACAACTTCACAAGAGACCTAGAAAGGTAGGTCAAGTACTTCTTCTTACTTGCCAAGACCGCTTTGCTTTTTGGGACAAGGACTTCAGTATAGCCTTCGAGAACTTCATGGAGAGCTTCAGAGGTGTCATTTGAAGGCACGAAAACATGATCTCCTTCATCCTCGACAGAAGAGACATTAGTCTTTGAGTCAATACCTAGAGTCTGACGCAAACGGGCAATCCCAAACGAGATTTTCTGAGAAATCTCGCAAAAAGGAAGATTATTCTTCTTTGCTTCGGAAGAAGCCCAATCTCTGAGCATATGGTTACACACGTCTTTAAGAACAATGACCACATCTACGCCTGTAGTTGGGAACGACTTCCTTGTTTGATCCCAATCAATGTGGTGGGCAACATTGATGTTGATCCCATGCTTAATAGCTTTGAACTTGAACTGCGTGGCGTAGGTAGACTCTCCACCTACGAGCAACGCATTTGTATCATACAACATTTTTACCTCCTTTATCGGTGCTGTGTTGTTGTATGCTACATATATCGTCAAAAGGGAAAAGGAGCCAGGAAAATGTGGAAAAACTTACTCTCATACGCAGAATTACCTAAATATGTCTTAGGTTTTACGTTATTTCTTTCAACCGCTCTTCAGTTTTGGAACAATTACAAGCAACAAAAGTTTGAGAGCACCATACAACTCCAACTCAAAGGTGTGTTGGAAGGGAAAGCTAAAGAAATAGCAAGACTAGATAAAGAACTAAAAACTGCTAAGTCTGAAATGATCTCCTATGAAGAAATGGAGAAGCGAACCAAACAGATTATTTCTGCGGTAGGTACTCAAACACAAGCACTAGAAGATCACCTAAAGAAAACAGATGCACAGATTCTTTCTTACTCTTCAAGGTTTACACAGATCGAAACGACCTTAACGGGTGGGAAAATAAAAGTAAGCGTTGAAGGAAGAGAAAAACCCAAAGAAGTAAAACAACCTACACAAGATTGGAGAGGTGTAGACGCAGACGACTTCTTAACTTGCATACATTACTATGACCCTGACAAGTGTCCTTCTATTTCTTACACTTGGGCTATGCAATATCAGAACAAAGGGAAGCCTGTCTCACAGTTTAGAACAAGCAACCTTTGGCTCGATGAAGCAGGGGAATTAGATTTAAACCTTGTATTTAAGGTAGATGTACTGACCTTTGGAGAAGATCCAGACAGTCTAGGGAGCGGAGCAGTCCAAAACCAAGGAGTATACATCAAGGGAGGTTATTTCTCTGAAGATGGGCAGTTTGTCACTCTTGTAGAAGACAAGCTGATAGAAGGAGACCCGAACCTAGACCCTAGATTTTTCTATGTCCCTACAGTCCCTTATGGGCACAGTAAGAAATATAAAAGGTATGAGCCTTCTTACTATGTTGGCACAAGTCTACTTCCCACTCTTGGATACGACATGGGAATACAAGCGGGCGGTAGCTTCGTAAACCTGTTTGAAGCTAAACTAAGAATAGGAGGTGTAGGATATATATCCAAAGACTATTTCGGAGTCGGACCTTCTATTTCCTACCACCCAAAGATTGGGGGGAAATATTTAAACTTCGCCCCCAACATCTCTTATCTCGTTTCCTCAGAAAAACAAGCCCTCAGCTTAGGGCTTCTATTCCAAGTCTGGTAATCAAACGAGTTTCATTTCCTTCAAGGCTTTCATACGAGACTTCTGAAGACGCTTCCCTGCTTTTCCGACAATCTCATCAAGCTTGTAACCAAGCATCTGAAGTTGCATTGCACGTCCTTCTTCTCTGATAAAGCCGTTGACTGTAGCAACAGGCTGTCTTGGCTTTACAAAGCGTCCTGTGAAAGAGAACTTAATTCCACGGGGGGTTAAAGTAACAGAAAGTGAATTTGTGCCTGTAGCAGTCTCAAAAAGAGCAGTCTTCCCATTGTCTGAAGAGATTGTCCATCTCTCTCCCATGAAGCCATCACCGTCTCTAGCTCCTCTTAGCATTTCGAGAATATCCTCGGTAGTAGGCATAATCTCAACTTCGTCCATCATAGCCTCTTCGTTACCAAACGAGCCTTGCTCTTGGCTCAAACGGCTAATAATATCACGCCAATTTTTGTAGCTCCGAGAAGAACCATCGACCTCAAAAACATATTCTGTAGGTCTGAAGAATACATACTTTTCTCTCTCAAGAACAACAACAGGAAAATCATTATCTTCTTGAATTTTAGCACCAAGAAAACCCTTGTTGATAGCAATCTGCAAGAACTCTTCGGCAAGCTCGAAGAGTTGTGCGATAGATTTTCGACCCTTCATCGTAACAATGTCACGGTGTCTGGGGGACAAAGAAGAGGTTTTCTCAAGACGGTCAATACGTTCGACCAAATTTGCAATTCTGTTGGTAAGGCTCATGTTTGACTCCATGTTTTTGACGTGTGAAAATAACTAAACAAGATAGCAAATAAAAAAACTATTCAAGGAGTTCTTCCAAAGTTAAGAAATAAGTGAAACTCTCCATCAGAACAGTCTGCTTTATTTTGCAAATCTTTCAAATCGTAAGAAAACCTACGAACTGTGCTTGGTACAGGGCGACGATTACCTTCTATAGTGTACACTTTCCCGTTTTTAATGGACTCCACAAAACCAATATGCCCATCAGGAGAACCTTCTTCTTTCCTGTCCCAAAGAATAATGTCTCCTGGCATCGGATTCTTAGGTATTTCTCCGACAGAAACAACATTCTCCCAAAAAACCTTTGCTCTTTTATTCCTCTCGAAAGGCATTTCGATATTAAGCCGACGACATGCTTCTTCAAAGCACCACCCTACAAAAGCACTACACCACATACCTGTCTCGTTGGTTTCATGTATCATATCTATAAACCAACCTGTATTATTTTTACCCTCTTCACCTAAACCCAAACACTCTTTAGCTACTTCAAGAGCTTCAAGACCTAGACGGCTAGAGGAATTTTTTTTTAGTCTTAAGAATGCTGTTCTCAAGATATTTCTTTTCTTTTCTTCTGTTGTGAGAGGAACGACTTTATTTCTTCTAGTATCGTAACGATGTCCATTCTCTAAGAGCCAGTTCTTTAAGAAGTTGATTCTTTTCTGATAGTATTCTCGATCTACAACTTTTTTGAAAAGCTGATAGTCAACCGAAGGGTCTAACGAGTTACATCGTTGGATATAATCTGTGATCATTTTTTCTACTTGAGAGATGACTCTTTCTGGCTTGAATATTTTAACTGCACTATAAAAGCCGTCTATATCTCTCTGAAATTCTCTATCCATCTTTGGACTCCTTTACGATAAGGTTGATAATAAGTGAGCATAAAGGAGCTATCAATGAGCGAATGGGTCGTATATGTAATTCAGAGCCAACAACCACGAAAAACTGCAAGTGGGAAGCCTGCTGAAGGGTTCTTCTACGTTGGTTGTACTACTGACGTTAATCGCAGACTGAGACAACACAACGGAGAAATAAGAGGCGGAGCCAAATATACTTCTAAATATAGACCTTGGAAGCTCATGTGTACTTACGGCACATACGCTAACAGGTCTGAAGCTATGAAAGCTGAGAAAGCTCTTAAACGCAAAAGGGGTCGTCAAAGGTTATGTTGGACGCTTGAAGACTCCAAGTGGTGTAGAGGTAAGACTCTTAGAAATACTTAATTATTGGCATATAAAGCTAAATCTTTTTTCAGTACTTCTTTCATACCATCAAAAGAAACTCGTCCCCAACCAATCGGACCATCTGGAGTCTTCGCTAAAAGACCATTACCCATGTGAAGTTCATAAATGATTGCTCCACCATTCTTAAGGTGTATGAAAACCCCCTCACGACCATTTCTCTGCATTTTCCTCTCAACAAGCTTTACTCCCCTGCTGTGATGTACAAACAGACGAGCAAGTTGTTCTATATAATCAAGGTCTACATACTCTTTCGGTGAAGACTCTTTTTCAAGCCTAGCAACTCTTATTTCTAAGTCTCTTAGTATCTCTGTGGCTGTTCTTCTCATTTTTTACGCTCCCATATCTGCTTGTGTACCTGCCTCAGCAC